GCCGCAGTTCTTTTCACATTTACAATTATCACATCCACACATTTTTTATCCTCATTGATTAACAAATGCATATCCGTCATCTGTTTTAGAGATTTCAACTGTCATATCGACAATATCTTTCAAACTCTCTATGTGAGTAATTAGTAAAGTAACATCAAAATATCCTTTTACAAGGTCTAAGATTCTGACAAAGCCTTCCATGTTTTCAGCGTCCAAAGCAGTGCCCGGTTCATCAAGGATAAACAAGTTGCTCTTTGGCATATTACTTACATTTAGCAAAGCGATTCTAATAGCAACGGCAGCAAGTGTTTTTTCTGCTCCCGAACAAGTTTCAAGTTGGCGAGGGTCATGTTTTGGGTGTTTGATCAATATGTTTAATTTATTCTCACTATTCTCAAAGAAAACCTCAAAGTCAACAATATTTGACAGTACTTTAGCAACCTCTGTGTTGATGACTGGTAAAGCCTTCTTGATAACATCAAAAGCAATACCATTAGAGTGCATGCATCGCATGAAGAGGTCATAAGCCGAGTATTCAGCATTTAACCTAAATCTTTCTTCTTTAAGATCTTTTAAATTTTGTAATTTTTGTTCTAAAGCACCTTCTTTGCCAACAAGTTGGTAGATTCGGTCTTCACAATCTTGTAGTTCTTGTTCAGTTCTTTCTTTATTAGTTCTAGCTAATTCTAACTCTGAAACGACTTTCTCCATATTTTCTAACACTTCTTTATGTTCTTCATAATAATCTGCCGTTTCATTTAGTTGTTCTATTTCGCCCTCCAACTTTTGAATAGCCGTGTTGGTTCTCTCTAATTCTAAATTTAGATTGGCAATGTTGCTTTGCTCATCTTTTATTTTTTGAGTTAACTGATTCCAGTTATTAATTGTTTTGCTAACCTTATCAACATCGATATCAGATAATTCACCGGAATTCAACTCTAATTTATTTTCAACCTCTGCCAACACCTTTTGAGTGATTGTTAGATCTTGTTTGGCTCCATGAGCATCTTTAATAAACTTACAAGAAGTTAGATACTTGTCACCACACGGGATGTCAGTTAGTATCTTAATCTGTCGAAGGCTTGTCTCCTTCTCTCGCTCTTGCTTCTCTTGTTCTCGGAGTAGTTTTTCTACTTTATCTTGTAACTCGTCAGCCTCTTCTTTTTGCTGGCTCAAGCTCAGGATGTCGATTGACTCTAATAAAGCACCACCTTTTTGTAAGAAATCTTCTTTACTTGTGATTTGTTTTGTTAGATCCCTAACTTTATTTTTTAAAACTTTTTTATTTTCTCCAGCCTTCTCCAAATCTTTTCTAACTTTACGGATAGAAATTGGTTTTTCTAATATTTGTGATAAGCTATTTTCTAAAGCTGCGATGTCTTTTTCTACAAAACCTAAATCTTCCTTTAAAGTGACACAGTGGTTTTTTTGTTTGGCTACTGCTGCACCGGCTCTAAAGATATCATTTTTTGTCTTTTTGATGCCCTCATCATAATCCACGTCTTGAATCCTGCGCAGGGCACCTCTTAAATCAGAAGCATCTTCTTTTGCTAATTTAAATTTTCTCTCAAAGAATTCCAAATCAAGGAACTTAGCTAAGATTTCTTTACGACGAGTCGAACCTTCGTTAATAAAAGATAAAGCACCAAGCTGAGAAGACATTGATGTGTTTAGAAAATCATCTAGATCTCCAAAAACATTACGAATCGCTTTGTCTGTACTGCCTCTGGCTGTCTGATTTAAAGAACCTACTTCTCCCGATACTTGGTCCACATAGTCAAAGTCCGCTTGCGTTTTAGCCTCGTTTGTGACCTTGCCTTTAAGCTTCTTAGTGTATTTATCCGATCTGCGACTAATCTTGTAAGTCTTGTTGTTAGCTTCAATCTCCACCACACCAGATCCATAATCTTTGTTCTGGTTAATAATGTTGTATGTCTTTCTAATGTTCTTAGAAGTATTATTATAAATTGTGTAGAGTAATGCATCAATAACGCTAGATTTTCCACTGAAGTTCTTACCAAAAATTCCGACAGTGCCAGACAGCTTATCAAAATCAAGAGAATTACCTTCTCCGTAATTAAATAAATTGTCCCAACTAAACTTTTTAATGCGCCAATGAACGTTGCGGGAAATATCTTCACTCTCTTCAACAACTTTGTTGTACTTTGAATTAAGAGCGAAGACTTCATTTAGTGTATCCTCCTCGACATTATAATCTTTAAGGTACTCTTTAATTAGATCTTGTTGTGTCTTCTCGTCTCGTAGATTTTCAAATAGCTCAGAACTTACACGATCTTCCACCGACAAATCGCCGCTGTTGGCTTTATTTAAGAAAGTGATACTCTCGGGCTTAAATCGATGCTTCGCGATGTCTACAGCCCTTCTCAGCCGTTCTAAGGCTATGTTAGACTTGGATACCAATCTTAGTCTCGCACCATCTGGACATTTAAAACCTTTTGGGATTCTGCCTGTCTTTGTTAAGTTGATTGTTACAAAGGGTTTTGGGTTTACAAAATTAAACTTTTCTCTTGTGAATTCTGTCTTAGACTTAATATCCCAGATAAAAATACCCTTGTCTTGGGTTTCGCCAAAGTTTTGTTGGATAGTTGAACCAGCATATGCAATCGTACCCTCTTTGTTAAGGATCTGAGTCTTGTGAATATCACCCAGCATTGAATAATCACAGTCATCGAAGATATCAACTCCGTGATCACCGTGTTCCATGACAAAGCCAATGTCTGTTCGACTATATTTAATCGCACCGTGATAAAGTCCAATGTTAATTTTATCAGGATTGCTTGGTTTAACCCAATTATCTTCGTCAAATACTGATAAAGTGTTAAGACAAAATTCATCATTCAAGTGAGTTTCGCCAGCATACTTCAATAAGTGTAGATTCTTATGCCCCAAAGCATCGACAATAGGTGTAATGGCATCTTGACGGTAAGAATTACGCAAATTACCATCGTGATTGCCCAAAATAACGTAAGTTGGGGCAATATCTGCTAGATTTTTGAGAAAATCAGAGCATAATTCGACAAATTCTGGTGAAATTTGTGTCTTTGTATGGGCAATATCACCGCAATGGATGATATAATCGACCTTCTGATCCCTCAAAGTTTGGTACAACTGCTGAAAAACAGCCTTATATTCCTTGTGATATTTTAAATTTTTTATATGTGTGTCTGCTATGTGTGCAAATTTCATGCAACCTCTTCTATTAACTGATATAAGAAATTTAATCCCCCCATATCAGTTGCGTTTTGTACTCTCTCTTCTACTACTTCTCTGGGCATTTCCCCAATGTCTTCATAACCAGTCGTGTCTACCTTTTTAACATCGATACCGTATTTTAAAAACAATTCAATTATTCTTTTCTCTTTTTTGTGTGCATCTTCATCCAATGCAATGTAAACTGGTGTCCTGTTTTCAACAATTCTCTGGAATAACAAGTGATCTGATTTAATTGTTGAACCTAAAATTGGTATAGCATTGTCACCTGCTCGCATTGCATCAAAAGCACCCTCAACTATTATTATAGGGCGTTTGAAGTTAATTGTCAACTCATTAAAAATCATCTCTGACTTTGAAACTTTTGGATTTTTGTATTTTGGGAAGTCATTAGCATAAGTTCTGGCAATAAAATAATTTAAATCACCCTGTTCATCAAAGGATGGAATAATAACTCTATTTTTGTATTCGCCTTTTGTGCATACCCCAACTTTCATCCTAAAGATTTGTTCATCTGTGAACCCGCGCTTACGCATATATTTTAATGCTCTGCCCTTATGATAAGAACGCCCTTTAGCAAAAAGTGGGATAAATCCTTCAGGCAAAGATAATGTTTCTTTCTTTACCTCTACTTTTTGACCAAAAAGAATAAACTCGATGTTCTCAAAGTTTAGCTCTTTATCCAGACCCCAATCTTTTAAATCTGCGGCTGAACCAAACTTTTTAACCAAAAAATCAACAGATCTACCAGATGTGTCACACACCCAGCATTTCCATACGTTTTTATCAAGGTTGACAGATAGTTTCTTTTTATGGTGATTGCAAAAAGGACAAGAGAACAGCATTTCTTTGCTGCTCTCATAATAATCGCCCAATAATTTTTTTAAGATTTTTTGTTCTTTTGTTGCCATGTATCAAAACCAGCTTTGGCAATCACCCAACTATCTGCCTTATCATAACTGTCTGGGCGTGGATTACCTTTGTTGGTATATTCTACTACAAACTGTGGCTCGTTGTCAAGTACAAATTGAAGTACAACTGGTTTGGCTTTAGTACCTCTTGGCACTTTTATCCCACAAATTCGCCTAGCTGAGACCGCAGCAAGGTACTCTGGTTCCAATTTAAATAAAGTAAAACAAATCCAACTAACCACACCATTAAAGCGTGAAAGCGTTGAAAGAGTTTGTGCAGATGAAAATCCCGATCTAAACGACTGCAAAGACTGTTCTATGTATATCTCTTGAACCGCGTAGGATTGTCTCAGAGCGATTAATTTCTCCTCAACCACTCCTACTTTGGTAAAAAAGTTTTTGTACTTTCTTGTGTCAATAGAGCCGTACTCTACGAGCTTTCCAGCACTATCAAGGACTGTGTATCCTGTGATGCTGGTTGAAATATCTAATCCTAATATCATATATCTATTTTTAACTTAAAGGTGTAATCTGTGCTATTTGTTTTAGTCACAGGCTTGGCTAATTTAGCCACTGCTATTATATTACCATCTTTATCGAAAATATTAATCTTTGATATGAAAGTTTGATCCTCATATGACGCAGAATAGTTGGCAAAGGAGCTTGATATCGTGTTTTTGACTGGTAAATATTCTTTTTCTTTATAGAAGCTTGAACCAGTTTGTGCAACAACAATGTGTTGATAAATTGAACCAGTTGCAACATCTCTATCAAGATAAGTTAAATTGTTGCTCCAATTAAATTCATTCTTATCAGCATGGGCAAACATAGTAAGTGTTGGGATCGTGTTAGTTCCTTCGAATTTGAACTCATATGAAGAGGAAACTGGACCATAACTCTGAGAAAGTACGGAATCAGACGACCTGATGAAAGACTGATATGCTCCAAAGTGGACCCATTTTGGTCTATCTTTCCATGCTGTTTGAAGCGTTACTTTCCCTGGTCCTGGGGTTGTTGCTGAAGTCCCTGTGATTGGACATAAGTAACCATCACTAACTGTGTTATCTAAACTATAGTTTCCAGTTAAAACCAGGACTCCATCAGTATATGAGACGGTGCCTATTGTACCACCAACTCTTGGACCAAATGTCTCCACCAGTTCTCCATTTCTTTTAGAATCTTTCGCTGATGCTGCTAGAGTGCCAGTTACATAAAAATTTAATTCAACTGACCCTGGATTTATTTTTTGGTACTTGAACACTTGAGGAACAACAAATAATGACATGTATTTATGGACTGGTGAAGCAGCATTTTTAATATCACCGCTTGCCACTGCGCCGTCGCCACTAATTATTCCTGAAACATAATATTCGCTAAAATCAAACTTTTGACTAAAAATTTTATTAGCATTTAAAGCATTCTCTAAGGCAATAATTTTTCTTATTGATCCTGTTTCAGCCACACCTGCAATTTCAGCGAACCCACTGAATGGGGCACTTGAACCATTACCGACAAGTAATTCTCTAGAGACTGATGAAGTCATAGGATATGAGGATGAAATGTTTGTCCCCTGTGACGCTTGGACATATTCAGGAGCCGTGGTCAAACCAGTCGTGTTAGTAAAAACAAAATCATTGACATTCTCGCCTTTTGTAATAAAAGGTGTTGCAAGTTCATCACCATATTCTCTATCAACATTTAACTCATATAAAGAAATAGAACCACTCTGGACTCTATTTCCTTGTGTTTGTCGATTATTTATATAAGACTGATTAAAGTATCTTTCAAGTGTGAATTGTGGATACGTTTTTAACGTGTTATAAAATACATCATCTGGTCCAAATTTCTTTTTTGGCATGTTTCATCTCTTAGTAATCCAATCTTACACGAATAGTCAAATCATTTGAAGTAGTCTTCTTAATTGGCTCACTAAGCTTAGCAGTGGCGACTAGAGCACCATCGTTAGCGTAGAGACCAACAGTTGTGATATATGAGTGAGGTGGATTTTGTGGGTTGTTTTCCTTCACTCTAATTTGGCTTTCTGATAAGTAAGTTGGGTTAGAACTAAAATTGAATTCATTAGCGCCTGCACGACAGAAATAAATGGTAGAGTTCAACTCAGTTGTGTTGTTGAACTGGATATTGTAGATTCTACGTCTAAGTGCATCAGCCAACTGATCAATTGAGCCAGACTCCATGCTACCGGTAAAGGTCATTTGTTGTGGAGTAGTGGCTGAACTGCTCACCCAGTATATTCCGTCTGAAGTTTGGTTAGGGGCTGCTGTTTGTTTAGCTGCTGCCAAATCAATACTTTGTGACAAATCAAGCATCACAAGACCAGCCTGATAATAGATGATACCTACTGCGGCTCCTGTCTTTCCATCCGTTGGATCTCCTGTAGATGAACCACTTCTAAGGATGCCAAACTCTCCTGCTGGTGAATTTGTATCGTTAAAAGAAGCTGACGCGCCGTAATCACCGATGTGTTGTAGGTAACCAAATGGTTTGTCCCATCCAATGTATGAAGCGGACATGCCTAAAGACAATCTAAATGTTCCTTTTTGGATCTCATCTTTTGCTAATAATCTTGAAAAGTTAATAAAAGTTGGTGTCGGGACCACAGTTCCTGCGGAGTCATAAGAACCTGACACTTTAAATGGCTCGACTGAAGCAGTTGAGTCAAATCCGTATAGCATCTGTGCCATTTCGTGATAGATGTTGCGTTTATCAGTGTTACCAGAAGCCAATGTTGCTAGACCTGAAAAGTGCTCTCCTTCGCGGAAACCAGTAGTTATATCAAAGATGTGGTTTGCAGAAGAACTTAAGAATGGGTAATCAAAAACAGACTGGAACATTCCATGGTCGTATGTTTTGATGTTCAACCCTCGTGCTAGTGCATTCGTGCCATAAGTACCAGAAATTAAACTACCCGTTACTGGAATTGATTCGTGTAGTAAAGTCCTGGTTGATGATACGTCTTCAGTTTTTAATTTTTTAATTGTACTCATTCTTTTTTCCTATTAGCTTATGGCTCTTACAATTCTAACTGGGACATCGATTGTTATACCAGTCTTATTTCCTCTTAATCTTACAACGGCGTCGATAACTTTTGCGTTTGTAGAATCGGGGAAGTATGCACTCTTTGTTTGACCAAACTGATCAAACAAATAATCACTTGATGCCACCGTTGGAGATGCGTAAAAGGATAGTTTGAACACTGATCCTCTTGGTCCCTTGATTGGGCTCTGACCAAACTGTGCAGATTGACCGCTTGCTCCACCGCTAAAGTATTGTGTGGCACCTTGGTTTGATAAAACGTAAGTGGCGATGTTATCTGTGTCAATGAAGCTCTCAACAGCGGGGGTTCCACCTGGGGCAACCACCTTCATTAGTCGATCATCGATTTCAGCCAAAAAGGTATCTTCGTTTAGATCTTGATCGATAAGTGTTTTAAACGATAGTTGGGTAGTATCCAAGCCTTGATCAATAGTAATTCTATCTGTTGCGGCTTCGACAGGAGTTACACCGTTGATAAATCCGTTAGGTAAACCTGAACCGGTTGTATTCGCACCAATATACTTGTCTACTGCTAACTGGTTAGCCAACATTACAAATTGATTGGCGGTACCGCCATTATCAGTAGATGAAGCATATGGGAAGCCAGGGAACGGACCAGTTGGAGTGTTTGTGTTTAATTTCGCGACTGGTAAGAACAGTGATAAGTCTTTACCTTGCAAAGTTAAAAGGTTGTATTGTAAGCCAGTGGCGGCATTTGTGAATGCTTCGAACACTGGTGTCTTTAAAATATTTAAATCTTTCTGGGCTGTAGAAGCTGATGAGTCATAAAGCTTATAATTAATTTCATCATCGCCAAATGAAAAAGCGGTGATTGTAAAGGAGCCGTCTGCTCTTGCTAATCTTTGTCTACCAACATCAGTTAGAACTGCGTCTAAAATGATGTCTCCACTGTTATCTAAAAAACTTGCCATGTGATTTACCTCTAATCATTATAAATAGTTGTTTGTTTTATAAAATGTTCTATTTTCATTTTTGTTGTTATATTGGGGTCTTTTTTCCATATGGGGAATTTTTTGGCGTGCCACTTTCGTCTAAGATCGGAGTTGGTAATGCCTGGGTTTCTGCCCCTGATTCCTCTTCAGGTTCTAATGTTGTTTCTGTGATTGTTTGATTGCATTTTTTTGCTGCCAAACCAACATTCAACTCGATACCAGAGCTAGATTTTGGGTTGCCCCCAGATGGTTCTGAAAACCCGAAATTAAATTCACACTCTAATATTTTTAGAACTTTCCTGAATTCTGATGCTGTCAATTGGTCTTGTATGGTCGCGAGCATTGATCTAGGACCTGCATATTCTTTATTTCTTTTGCAGATATAACATTTTTCTTCTAATGTCATCGATTCCAAGACTTTATAAATTGTATCTTCATCGTCATCTATTTTAGCCAAAGCAACATTCAACTTTAAGAGTTTTGCATTTAATTCATTAACGGCGGGGGATGCCTCGCTTATTGGTGGTTCGATGATTGCCCAAGTGCTTTGCCCTTTAGTTTTGGTGGTAGGAAAAAGTGGTGGTTTTGTGAAAAACTTACAACATGGATTGGCAGGTTTCTGGCTTGGGGTGATAGTCTGGCTTGTCGTTTTCTGAGTTGGAGCAGTTAAACCTGCCGTTACAGTTTGATTTACTTCCGCTGTCAATGTTGGTCTGACTCCAAGCTCTAGATTGTCAGCCGGTGGTTTTTCGTTGAAAAAATCAATGTCCTCTTCATCCTCTGGTGCTGCTGGAGGCTCAAAACTTGTTTTGTAGCTCACCAAGATCTTACTTTCGTCCACTACGTCTAAATTCAAATTTCCGGCAGTAGTGGATTTCTTATTAAAGAATTTTTTGTATATAACGTTAAAGTCTATCTTTCTGCCAGTTTTATTAGAAGTTAGGCGAACTTTGAATCGCGGCTTCGTCTCCCCTGGTGCAAGGAATACGCTTGGAGTTAAGTATCCAACATCATCTTTGCTTGGGTTGGGAGCTTGTTGTAAAATAGCAGGTTCGATCCTAAACTTGTTTGATAAAGTTATTTTACTTTTTCTGTTTGTTTCGCTTTCTAATTCAACAACATTTATTAGAGGGAATACTGTACCCCCGTCGTCAAGCAATTGGACCTCATATACCTCACTATAATATGATTCTAAATCCGTTAAGGAAACTGCTTTTGCTGCAAAATAATAAGGCACGTTTGATTCAATTGTTAATTCTTTAGTAAATCCATCTCTAAGTATGTCTATTTCTTTGAACTCTTTCATCTCTAAAAGGTCTTTAGGTTTTTTACCTTTAGATGCATAGAGCTTAATTTTCTTTACTGGTCCTTTGGCAAAGTACATTTCCTGTAAAGGAACTTCGCCAACGCCGGGTGAACCTAAGAGTTCTACAGTTTCTGGCGAAGCTTCTGAAAGTTCTAAATAAAACTTTTTAGCATCCGACCAACCCTCAGTCCAATATTTCTTAGGCACACTTTTTGATTCTACCCTTTTTGCTTGTGAAAAGCTACCAAAAGAGAAGATTAGCTTATTAGAGACACCGCGCTTCGGAAACAATCTAAGATATGGTGCTGGTGGCGGTAGATCGATATAACTAATTGAATTTTCAACTTCACCTGTTTTTACAACTTTAATATTATTTCGATAAATGATATCAGAATATTCAAAGTTCAATATTGCTGTCCTAGGAGCAATTTTAGTAGTTACCTCGGCGTCATCACGCCCAGTAGTATTGTCTTCTTTGAGTTTTTCAGCCGCTTCTTTCGCTTCCAATCCTATAATTTTTGCTGTTAATTGTGCTTTCTTTAATTGTAATTTTGGTGCGTCAGCAAAATTTGCGCTCAATAGTTCTTTATTAACCTCGGCTAAATCGTCTTTTGCCTTTTGTAGTTCGGTTTTTTCACTATATAAACTATTACCCAGGTTAAACCCTAAATTTAATAGGGTATCAGCTTCTTTTTTAGTTGGGAGTAAGACCAAATCAACATTTTTATATTTGTATTCAATATCAACAAAAGATATGATTTGTTTAATATCGTAAGCATATCCTGTTCCATACCTTACTTGCGAATCGTAAATAGACAGAGAGTCCGCGCCTTCAAGATAGGAAGTTAATGCCCCATCAACTGCGTTAATATAGAATGTCTGAACCTTTTTTCCATCATTAGTTGCATTACGACGAGTTTTATTAACTTGGTAACCAACATTGTATGCACCAATATATGGTAGAAGAGCAAGTTGAAAATACGGTGTTTGCTCAGGATTGAAAAAGGGAATTTTATCAATAATGTACTGAGGTCCCCAGTTTGGTTCTTTATCAAAAAATGAGCCTGCCAATTTTGTTGAAGGACTCCCTTTGAAACTTGGGATTAAATCATTGTCAACTAAAACATCACCAAGTCTTTTATCTGCGACATTTAACATCAATCTAGTTGATAGTCCAGTAAACGCAGATCTATATTTAAATTCGGCTGAGCCTTGTCCATTTGAGGTTTCAAGTCCGCGTGCAAAGATATCAAGCTCTGCTGGAATCATATTGTTTGTTTTTACACCAAGAACATTGTAATAAGGAATTGAGAAGTTGACCCTTGGAACTGATGCCTTAATTGTTTCCTTTTTGAAAAATATATTTTGAGCTTGGTCCCATTCTAATGAAGACAATGGGTCACAACCAAGACCCGGCTCTGGTGGCTCTTTGTCTAGGACATTATCATTCCCTTCTTTGTAAAAAAGTTTTAAAGATGTTTCTTCCTTTATGGAGTTTTTTGCGGATTGTTTACAAGTTTTTACTTTTTTTGCATTTGAGAGACTCTTCTTCTCAGATGGAGTTAGTAACTCTTCATCGCCATTAAAAAATGGTGAACCCGCGATGTTAACAACATTTGTATACTCTAAAGTTGGTTTGTTTTTCTTATTTATGTAATTGTTAGTGTTCTTAAAAGTTTCAACATAATTTAAATAACCACCCAATAAAAAGCCATCAGGGTAGAAATCATCATTTTGGGCTCCAAAAATAATTATACCATTGTCGTCGCGGGCTTTTTTAATATTAATCAGTCTTTCAACCGCATTGGTATTTGGATTACCTAGGCTGTAATATCTTTCAAGAAAGTACAAGCCAGCGTGTACTGGTAAGACATTATTTTCATCAATGAGGAAATTAAGAGAATTTTCTTTTAGCGGCACGTTGACATAAAATACTTGGCTCCACCACAACCAAAAATATCGAATATATTTAAAGCTATATGTGAATGCAATATCATTCTTTGTAGGGGCTTTGACAATCACGCTGCCATCTGCTTGTTCTTCTAATGTTGTAAGACCTAATTTGTTTGTAAGTCTCTTATCTAAGGCATTAAATTTCTCAGGTCCTAATTCTTTTTTAAAGTAATCTCTTATTTTCCGAGTGAAGATACTAATAAAATAGTAGTCTCTTAATTTTGAATATACTTCACTTGTAGACTGCCCTATCTCAGAGGCAATGCCTTTTGCATAAGAAGTCGTCAACTGATCATTATTTCGATCTGCCAATTGGACAATTGTTTCATTTAAAAACTGTTCTGTTGTTTTATTTATAGAAGTTATTATGTTTTGTGGCAACGCATATCTAAACACTAGTGTTGTTGGATTGTTTATGTCATAGTTCCAAACAAGGTTTCCCATATATGCAATCGGATCTTGAAGCATTTTAAAGGTGTTGAAAGTGCCCCTGAGCATGCTAATATCATAATTGTCAACGTTCTCAATGATTGTTTTGCCGTCGTTGACTGATTTTCCTTCTATAGCCGCTGCCAACTCTTCCTTAATCTTGTCAGTATTAAATTGTCCTTTAGTGATCTCTTCTTTATCGTTCTCAATGGCAGTGAGGACTTCATTTGTTTTTTCATCAGTGTCCGTTACAGTTGAACCAACTTTACTAGCATTTGCAGCGGCTGAGAGTCCCGCATCGCCGCCACCTGTAAGTTGACCTGTAAGTCCTAACACTTCTTGTGTTTTGTCTATGTCCGCAGCAGATTTTGAGATTAAAGTTTTCAAATTCTGAATAAGTTGCTTTTCATCTTTGATTCTTTGAAGAATGCTTTGATACTTTTGATCACCGCCATTAAGTTTATATTTTTGCTCATTACCGTTAAGCAACCCGCTGAGTTTCGAAAGTTCCGTTTTCAAAAACTTAATTTTTGCTCTGGCACTGTCAGAGGCATTCGTGGTTGGCTTTGAAATCAATACTAGCTTACCCCTGCTCGATTCGATTAATGCAAGCTGACCTGTCTGACCAGGAGGGACTTCTCCAAGTTTTAATGTCCCATCGGCTGCAATATAGCCATTTGGGATTTTCTTTTCTTCTACACCAAGATCAAAGTTAGCCTTGGCAATGTCTTTCTTAATCCCATCAATGCTTTTTTGTATTTGTTCCAAAAATGATTTTTGGCTCTCGGCTGATGCAAGATTGTTCTCTGCGGTTTTGAGACTTTCTTCTAACTCTTTTTTTGTTAAAGGTTTTGAACTACTAGCTTTTTTACCAGTTGTATTAGTATCGGTCTTACCACTATTGACAAGACTGTCTACCTTGTCTACTAAAGGATCTGTACCGAAAGGTCCACCTGGGGGATTTGTAAAACTCATTTATTGTCCTGTGCCTACTGTTACATAAAAATAAGAATTATAGAACTCTTCATAATTATCAACTCTAACTAAAATTTTATTGTTTTCATTTAGAATATCGTTCAAATTTTCTCCCACCTCATCAAACAATAGAACTGGGGATCTATTCCCAACCGCTGCCAAATAATATAATTTAATTTCTCGGTCATTAGAGGATGAGAACTCAACAAATTTTGCTTGAGGTAAATCTGCCAAGTTATTTAAAGACTTTTCTTCGCTATCACTAATATTAATCTTTTCCTGCAATCCCACATTCGTAATCAAAGTATCTTTTTCACTATTTTCTACAAACTTATTTATTTTTGATAAGTTTTGTTTAATTTGAAATTCTTGCTTTTTTGATGTCGCAACAACTTTTGTATCAAGTATATTATCAATAAGAACAGAGGCTAAAGAGTTGCCATCGGCGTTGATTTGACCCATCATGGATTCGACTGTCGCTAATTCACCTAAAAATATTTTTTGATCGAATTTCTGTTCAAACATCCCTAAGTAATGATCCGAAAAGGAGGGATAAGGGAAGGTGTATTGGGAAGCAGCATTTGTATTGACAACAACTTTCTGAGATGCATTGTTTATTTCTTTCGAAAAATCCTGAATTATTGTTCCTAGCAATTCATCATAATCAAGATTAGAAATCTTAAATATATTTTTTAATTCAAAATTAAATTTTCCTGAGAAATCTTCTTCATAAATGTCAAATATGACATCATTCGCTAGGCTCCGGTCATTGCTGTTTCTAGCTTGGATTAAAAGTTTTAAAGCTTGCTTGGCAGCATTTATTGTTATATCGTTAAAGTATATTTTAAGTGATACTTGTAGTTGAGACACCTGATCTTTAAGAGGCGCTGTAAACTCATAAAATCTATAAGGTGCGCCGTTTAAGACCGCTAAATCATCAACAGGGGTTGCATTAGCACTCAGCACAAAATCAGAAAAATTATATCCTGCGTTCTGTTTATCATACTTGTAAATATAAGCTTCCGTTTTATAAATAAAATCATTTATAAGAGCTTTTTGCTTGCCAAATAATAAATTAGGGAATTTTGTAAAATCAACAATAAATTTTTCCAGGTCTAAACAATATAATCCCGTAAAGTCTCCATTCTCTTTGTAAGAATATAATAGATTTGATGTGTAGGTATTACCTTCTTTTATTTTAAGTGAAGTTCTTTGCAGATCTGATTTTGAAAATATTGTTTCATATGAAAGAGTTTGTTGTTTTGGTTGAAGCAATAATTCTTCCTTCGGTACCTGCAACAGAAAAATCTCTGATGTTACAAGAGGGAAGTCTTCTAAAATAATTAATACGCTATAAAGGTTAGCATCCAAATTAGGGATTGTGACATTAATGCCCTCTATAACATCGCTTGGTTTATAGGCGACTGTATGCTTGTCATTAGAAAAGATTATTTTTTGAGATTTTAATGACAGTTTGCTAGGAAACCCAGTAGCTCCTAGTTCTAAAGCCAAATCTGGGGTGAGTTGCATTATTTTAACTGAAGTAAAATCAATTTCTGCCAAGTTGCTTAAATCTAAATCAAATTTTAATTTATTGTCAACGATCGATATATCATTGACGATTATATCTCCCTCTTCCTCTGATTCTGGAAATAATCTAATCGGAGATGAAGATGATGTTATTTTTGAGTTTTGTTTATTCAACAATTCTAAAGAAATACTCATTTTAAACTCCTATACATCAGCACACTCATCTTCGACACCTTCAATAACAACCTCTTCATTGACAAATGTAAATCCCTCTCTTGCCACATCAGCTTCCTTGTCAGTAGTTAAATTAAAGTACCAGTATACAGACTGTTTATCAACATTCTCTTCTTCATCATCAAAAAATAGTGGATTAACAGTTACTTTCTCAACGCCATCTACTGTAGTGTATTCGTATTGAAAAACTTCTAACGTGTATTCGTCCTTTTCTTGAAGAGTGTTCAACTCCTCAAATGTAATTGTAAAATCATTAAAGTCTTTCTCAAATAGAATAAAAGAGTCATCCTCTTCTCTTGGTAACAGATCACTCATATCAATGTATATGTTTTCCTTAACGATATCTTTTATTTCTTTATCTTCTCTGTCTATTTTGACGTAACTATTATAATTGTAACTACATTCTAAATCCAACTGTGGGACTTTCTCATAAGATGGACCAACTGTCAAACCGTTGGAAACTTCTCTTGCAGAAAATAAAACATCTCCAGATCCTGTGAAAACTTCACCGTCCTGTGCCACAACATCCCATGCTGGTCTATAATTTGAGTACGGGATAAAGGTGCCTAAACTTTCTTGGAGTCTATTCTCCTTTTTTGTGACCGCTGTCTGAATTGGAACTGATTGCTTCGCAGTTAGAGATCTTAAGCTTAGTTTTTTCTTAATTCTTTGTTTTACTTCGTTTTGTTCTTCTTGCGTATCCGAATTTGCATTTTTACGATCGTAAAGAATATCTTCATCCAAAAATTCATAATGATCTGGTATAAACTGACCCTTAGATAGTTTCTCTCTACCTACTCTTGTCAGTTCTAATTGTATAACCTCTTCTTTTTTATTAAAAAATGTCATGTTTTATACTCTAGATAATTAGATGGGAATTATTCTTCTGTCGTCTCTTCTGGAAGTGGATTTTCAGATAACGGGCTTTCCTCATTCAAATAACCCAAGGGAACATTTTTTATAACATCCGGTTTTTCATTAACCACTTGGAATTCAGCATCCAGCTTACCAAGCTCAACTAGACTAAATTGATCATATGGGTAGTTGAAAGAGAACCTTCCTGCCTTTGAAATATTTGAATTTTTATAGACTGGGCTGTTAGTTTTCTGTGAAAGCATCTCGTAATAATCATACTTAGCTCTCTTCTTAACCTTAAAGATCTTCCAACGAATATTATTGGGCATAAACCCTTCTGGAAATCCATTGTACAAGAAGATCGATGGTGAAAGTAACTCTCCTTCCTCAATAGGGTGCTCTATTGAAACAGTTTCTTTTTCTGCCGAAGTTGCGATGCTAGGCATCACACCCTGCCAAATGTTTGCCAAGTCTTGTCTTGTCAACTCACTTGTGAACTCAAACAAGTACATAGAAAAAGGAGCCGTTCCTGGTTCAAAATCTGTTTTTGTGTTTAAAGTCCTGTCGGCAGCGTCTCTAATATTAACAAAATCATATACTGGTGGAACTACATATTTATCCATTTTTCTAATCATATCCATCAATGAGTCTTCTGTAACCTCTCCATTACGAACTTTTCGATAGGATTTTTCAAATTGTTCAATTGGAATTTCAAAAAAGATTTCCTTACCGCTTTTGGGGTCAACAACAAATGGGATACAGCATACAGATTCTTCTACAATAGCTTTTGGTTTCATCTTGCCAAATGCCTTCGAACTTTGTTCAAATCCAACAGCACTCAATAGAGAGCCCGTCAAGTCACTACCAATGTATTCTGAGTCTTCGATTCTAACATTGAGTCTTTTTCTCGCATTGGACCCTGCTAGATTGCCATACTGATGCCACATTCCTTCAACAGCGGTATCTGAGCCACCTGTTTCTGCTGGTACATCACTGAAGTTTAAGATCGGGCACTCCCACTTACTTCTAATTGTCCATCTGTCTTCTTCATCCTGAACAAAGAAGTCTAGACTTGAAGTCAATGTCATAAACACAGTGTCTGCTGGTGATACTCCGTCTCTTTCAACTAAGAAGTTTGCATTGACAATTGTAGAATTTGCAGCAATATCTTGTAATGAGAAAGAAGTTTGACCAGTTTTGGCGTCAGAAGATAGAAGTTTTGTTGGGTCAAAAACTATAGTTGCCCTTGTATATCCGGCTCTATTACCACCTAGATTAGTTAAAAATGTACAGTAATCTCCTGGTAAGACACCAGAGGAGTTCCAATAGTACCCAGGAGGTGCGTGATTATTGTATGGGAACGGTCCAAAAGCTGCACCATTACCATACATTAAGAAGTCAACTGGGTCTTCAATGTAAACATCCATAGCGAATTTTTTAACACCTGCACTTGAAGAAAGTGGACCTTCAAATGTCCAGCTTCTCTGAGGGGCTGATTTAAATGAGACCAGATCCTCTAAAAAGAAGTCAGGGACCTCTGCAAAGAAGTTGTGTGACATCATTTCGTACACACCATCCGTTTTATTCACAGATGCTGTACTTTTTAATGAGGTTGAGCCACTGTTTTGAATATGGTATACAAGACTAACGTGCTCACTTGGACTTAAAATTGATTCAAATGGTGCAGTCGCATCGAATTGATAATTAATGCCACCTGAAGAATGGGCACTGCCCGTTGATTTATAAGCAAAGTCTACAGCAAACCCTGCTTTAATAGAATTTAAGCCTACCCCTGGAGCCCAGAAGGGCATAAGTGCAGTTGACCATGTTTTGTCTGGTCCTGTTGGGTTTGTGAAGTTCGTCTGCCCAATTGTGATTGTTGAATCTTTATAAGAAGCAGAGAATTGTTGTGCAAGTTGTATAACTCTTTGTTGAGGGTAAAAACCTTCTCTGGGTAATAGTTTTTTAGTTGCATTAAATGTTAATTTGATGCCTGTTGGCTGTCCATAAAAATCTTTTAGCTGTTTTAAATATGTTATCTGCTCTGTACGACCGTATCTTTCCGCAAAACTATTTCCAACCAAACTTTCACTACCAGTTAGAGTAAAACCATAGATTTCTTTATTTAAGAAATCCCCATTATTTTCTGTGATAACTGTGTTAATGAAGTCCGAAATTGCGAACTCTGGAATTAAAGTTTCGTCTTGTCCTACCAATCTTGTGTCTACTGCGAATTCACCATATGTAGTGTAGAAAGCTCCTGTTCCTGCTTGCTGCTGAACAAGATTGTTCGGGCGGCACTCACCCATATTAAAGCTGTACCTTGCATTGACTTCGCCAAGTCCTTCGCCCACACCAGTAGATCCAGTATTACGCATCAATTCACCAGATCTTTCTGGCTGATAATTCAAAGCTGCGCCTGTTAAACTTACATCCATAGCCCAGTTACTAGCATCGATCGAGTAGCCTTGTGAATTTACAATTGTTTGATTTGTTCTATCAGACAACTCGTCACTCACCCAGAACGATACATAGTTATTTCTTTCTCTAGTATTTCCTAGATATTGATTTTGTTGTCGTGGGTAAACCGTCTCAGCATAGTTGATCATTCCGAATTTACTACTAAACTTATAGAAGTCAGTTGTAAAGATATCTCTTGTTGGAGCATTTAAGTCTTCATTTAAATTTTCAATAAAATTAGATGCGCTATTATAAGTTTTTGCGTAGTAATCTAGATCATTGCCCAGAGCATATTCTACAGAACCAGTTGTGCTGTCAATTAGTTGTGTAATAGGTTTATATTTGTTTGTCACTGGTGCCTGTGTAATAGAAATCTTATCACCCAGTTTTATTCTTCTTAATCTGTCAGAGTTTTCGTCAACAAAAACCTTGTCACGATTATTGACATATAAATTTTGCTGCCAAAATTCTCTACCAACTCTATGCTCGCCACCTCTAATCTGTTTGAAAGATGGGTACTGATAAGGTCCGTTGTTGCTTAAAAGAAGCCCATTTAATATAAATGGAGCAGTTGGAGCATCAAAATCAGGCAAGTTATAATAATTGCCAGGGGCAGCAGAAGCTGTAGTAAAAAGGTTTTTACTTAAATCGACATCGCCAACAATAATATAGTTGGTAGCATTGAACGCAACAGAGACAGGGACACCACTGCCAACTCCATATTCTATATGACCTTCTGAAGCTCCTGTGATATTATCTGAATACTCAAAGCCATAAATTGGTGAATAATCGCTTGATGAAATATTATAATCAAAATTACTTTCATTTTGTCCATAGACGGGGTTTTTACCACTAGCAGTTAATAATCCATTCGTTAATGTAGTGCTGTTTGGATATCCTGTTTTTCTCGCTCTCCATGAACTAGCAATCCAAGAGTATTGAACATCAGTTCTAGGAATACCATTGCCAACATAAGAGTTGTCAAAGATTGGTTCTGGTGTTTCTAAGGATGCTGATATTTTGTATACCCCATTCCTATAAGACTTGTAGTAAGCGCCTGTTGGTTGTAGAAGTACTGAATCATAACCGCCCGTGAGGGCGTGACGTGTTAATAGTTCATTGTTATCGATTCGAACAACAAGGTTCCTATAATTTAAATTGTTATAAACTGAAAGTTCTGCGGACTCAACATCTAAGAATGCGAAAGAATTCACTTCCGGTCCACCTGGGGCACTAAATCTATTAACAATAATATAATCATTGCTGCCCGTGTTAGTTCTATCTAAAACTGTAAAATCTTTATAAAAGAATACACCATCTTCATCAAAAGAAATACTACTTGTAGCATTCACTGAGCCAGTAAATCCACTTGATTTAACGTAGTATCTATTGTTGATCCTGCGTCCAGTTGTCTGAATTATTTCATAATCTTTGAAAAAGTTTGAGCCACTTAAATTCTTAATGTTAACTGGTCTTTGTGCCGCGCCATCTTTTAAATAAGCACCATATGGCTGATTCTCGTCATAAGCCGGACCCGAACTTGCACTACGGAATCTCGGGCTTACCAAGTAGATTGTGTTACTGCCAGATGGAACTAACGCATAGCCTTCCTTCCTTAAGTTTTCATCAGTCACAAAAAGATTGTCGTGACGATACATCCACCCACCGACGTGATCATCGGTGAAAATTCCTTGCAAGCCGCCGCCTTCGACTACAAAGTCTTGATGGGACATCTTAATGTCAATATTCATCCCTAAGTCTGTGAAAACTTTTTGGTAATCAGATTGCGGTGTAGCTGATGAGCTTATAATAACAAATGGTAAATAATTTTGTCCTGCTAATATTTTTTGATTTGATAAATCAGTAACTGTTACAGGGGTTAGTTTTTCATCATTAAATGTTGTGTCTCTTCCACCTTCGTATTGGTAGTAAGGATCACCATATCTGTTCTCAACATCTGTGCGAATCTCTATTTTTATACCATCTTCTAGAGAGTCCTGTGATCCTTTAAAAGATACTGGAAAATAGTTTTCTCTGTTCTCACCTGCATACGTTGTGTGTTTGCCAATTGATCTTTTTGCATCAACTGCAAACGCATAAAACTCTTGACGAGACCCAGTAGTTGTTTGAGTTTGATTAACTTGAGACTGGACTCTTGAAAAGTCCGCAGAAATATCACCTGTGGTCATCAGACCACCAGGTTCTCTATCTACCTTCAACAGATACCATAATGGCTTAGTCCCTTGGTCCAGAGGTGAACCAAAAAATGTTCCTGGGGCTGGAGTTAGAAAATCTGTTGTTTTGACTACCAGTTCTGATGCAGGTCGATCTGTACGAAGACCGGCTGATCTATTGTTTCTCAGCACTGAAGCTGCTCTGGAGGGAATGTTTCTATTAAAAACAGTAGTGTTCCCCATTGGGATAACATCTGGACCACCACCGCCGTCTTGTACGTCTCCACCAATGGTAATAAATTCAACTGTTCCGGCTCCTGGCGGTAGTTGCTGTGGTTCTGATTTAACTTTGTCCTCTAGTGAAAACTCTTTGAACTGTAAATATTTGTGTTGGTATTTACTTCTCTCTAAAATGTGGCTCTCAACTATATTTCTAACTTTGTCTGAAGTTTGTGCTGAAGCTGGGATTAAATTAGATAAAACACTATCGAGTGCTCCATCCAACCACTTATAAAGATTAATAAATTTATCTAGATCGGGCTCATTTTCGATATTCTCAAAAAACAATTCTCTTAATTTATTAATTGACTTGTATTCTGTTCGGAATAAGTTCTCTGGTGATCCGATTAAACTGTTAAAGTCTTTAATCGAAGCAAAGAAACCTAGCATTTCTCGTGAAATTGTATCATATAAACTAGTTTCAACTGCAAAGTAGTATTTGCTTGGGCGGCTTTCTCTAGTGAAAAGGGTATCATCTCCTTCTCTAATCTCTACCAAGTCAGAACTATATAAATTTTCTGGCAATTGTTGTTCTGCCGTGTCGGAAAATAGGAAGTCTACAACCTTTGTAGAACTATTAGAGAATAAAGCACCTTGTCCACTATAGTTTGGACCGACATATTTGGAGTATTCTCCACCCGCAAATCTTGGATCTACTGCGTAGCTAGAACCAGATGTGATATCCTGTACTAAAAACTTGCCTGTTGAATCTGAGCCTGTAATATTCTCAAAATTCCAGTGTAAGGCTAGTGTGTTTATCCTTGGGATATAGCTACCAGACTCACCATTCTCGTAAATAAATGAATTGCGGTATGGATTTAACCTACCAAAAGTTGTTATATCTCTAGCATGGCTTCTCAACTCTTCGTTTTCAACATAATCAAACCAAACTCTTGATGAAAGTGCTCTAACATTTGATTTGTTGTTTAAAGAGCCAGTAATATTAGTTCTATCTGCACCAACGTACATTCTTTTATCAGAACCAGTTAAAAACTGTCCGATCTCATCAGATAAATTAACTTCTGCCGAAGCACTAAATTCGTGTACTTTGTAGCCTGCTGCATAATTTACGCCATAAAACTCTAGATCAATAACATCAGAAGATGTGACCTCTTGCGAATATGGATATTCTCTAGGCTTAGTCCTAACTGCGAAGGTCCACTCAGTATTGTCGTATACATTCTCATAAAAAGAAGATTCTAGAGAGGACACTGAACCAATATTTGTTTCTAAAACAAATTTAGTGCTGTTATTACTATTTGTGTCAGCGTATACTTTAAAATTTAGATCATTATTTCCGAATGTTGTTACCGTAGTATCTTTACTTGCACTGTGAACACCAAAAAGTGATGCTCTACTAAGACTGTCTAAATGCCCATTTGCAAAATTAATAAACTTAGGGAATTGGAACTGCGATTCAAAAGTCAAAGGAATATTTTGATTTGATGATGACGGGATATAACCAGAATCTCCGGTCTCCGCGATTGATTTTGATGAGTCGGCAAATGTATATACCACACCCTCTCTGTTTTGACCATCTTTATAACCAGAGAAATCAATAACATTTCTCTTTGCTTGAGACGTTTGGTAGTTCTCACGGATTTCGTATTCCTGATTGTCCGCATACATATTTAAGCGAACTAATTCGTCATCCACACCAAAGCATCTAAAGAGATTTCTAAAAGATTTTTCGGTTCCCTTCGTTTTATTAATGTAATTTAAATTATTAAAAATGTTTTGAAAGATTAAATTCTTTAGATTAAAAAGCTTATCTTCATAGATTCTTTTCTCATCTTTAAAATATATTTCTTCTATAACTCCAGAATCAATAAAAACGTCTGGGATGTCAAATCCATACGAGATTAAGTTTCTTTTTGAGAATGGATTGGGCTTTGCGTTTGAGCCGCTAACATAAGAACCATCTTGTAGTTGTGAAATCGCCGTAATCTGCGCGTGAAGCGTGTCTAGGTAGCTAGACATAATCTGCACCATCTTACGAATTAGAAGCCCATTAGCGGCATCCTCGTCGGAAATCCACGATGGTAACATGTTGTACATGCTGCCTAGGTTTTCTACGTCGTATGCGGATCCTGATACAGTCTTATCTGCTTTGTATGATACAACTGTTGGGTGAGTAGAATAAATAATAGGTGAACCAACTTCAGTCGCAACTCCTGATTCTATAATCGCACTACCGGTGGGGCGCGAAGTATGTCCTGTGGTGTTATAACCAACCCAAACGCCATCTGTTAAACGACCAGAATAGTCAAGAACGATATTATCTACCGCAGTGATCCCGGTATTGCCTTCATTGAATCTGTAATATAATGATAGACCCAATGGATTGTCATTATTTACTTTCGCGGTATCAGTATTACCGCCGCCGCCGACGTCAAAGAAATAATTTACACCTACTTGTTTTGCATCTCTCGTAGTTTTCCAAAGGCGAACTTCGTCAATTGAGCCAGATAATTTTCCATCTCCCAATTTTAAAGGAAGAGAGGAGGCTGCAACAGTTGCATCTAAAGTTCCCGTAAGAACAAGTTTTGGACTTCCATTTGTGTAAAATTTCTTCTCTTGAAATGCTCCATCAACATAAATTTCACCAACATATCCAGTAGAGCTTGTAGAAAACGCCAAGGCATAATGGTGCCAAGTTGAATCATCAAGGCGAGTTAAGTTTGTATTAAATTCATATAAAAACTCAGCCGATGAAGACTGTTTTGCAAAGCAGGCAATAATTTTACTAGATGCTGTAACATCAGTTACAACTTGAAAAACATCACTTTCTTCATTGCTAATTGAAAAAATTACCTCATTTTGTGTTTGAGCGGCGACTGGGAATGCATCTTTTTTCATCCAAAATTCAACCGTTGCGCCAGTTGAAAAATCAAGCTCTAGACTACCAACTTGGTTAGAACTGGTGTTATAAACAAGTTTGTTTGAATAGTTGTCGGTTATCACATAATGTTGTGTGGTGCTCTCACCCAATCCAAAAACAACGGTACCGACTGCAAACGGATCATTAATAGTGTTACTATATGAACTATCAGTAAAATCAGCGTAACCAACCGATCTAGGGTAATTTTTATCAAACTCGTGTTTTTGAATCGCAACCAGACTATTATAATATTTTAATCTTTCTGCCAAAGAGCCGTCATAAGGATAAGATTGAACTACACTGTCAACGAGGTCAACATAATAATCTTTAGCCGAACCATACTTGACAAAATTAGCTGGATCTTGGAAATCTAGTTGAGGAACAAAATCAAATTTGCTCTCAGAATACTCTTTCAAATACTCAATTGACTCAACGTTTTGTGAAACTTCATCGATTGTTGACTTTTCTTGTCCGCGAAGTTTTACTTCTTGTGACTTTTGCTTATTAAAAAAACTTTTTGTACCCATATCTTTATAATTATTTTGTTATTAGAAATTCATTAACCCGGTAGGTCATTTTCATCAATTACTCTAAACTTAAATTTGTCTTTAAGCTCATAGTAATTACCCGCGTCATTAATTAAAAAACTAATTTGATATGAAAAGTCTGGTTCCAACACACTCATATCTAAATCAAAATAGTTTCCAGCAGAGTCATAAGAAAGTTGTGTGTACGCGCCTTCGCCTGAACCTGTTCCATAATTGATTACTACCTCTTCATCAACATATCTCTGAACCTTGTAAAACATTTGCTCGATTATCGTTGGCTCAACTGCCGTTGAGGCAACTGTATAAACAGTCGCTTCAAAATTCTTATTTTGTACAAACACTCTAAAGTGGGCAACATCTGTTTCCCCGTACTCAGCTTGTAAATTAGTTATGCTTGTCTTATAAGAATTAATCGGATAAGATGTTTGGGTCTCAAACGAATTAACTGTGATTGCAGAAGCAGTTAAATATTCAGTTGAAGCACTGTGCCATACTGGATAAATTTCTGTAATAGCGGAACTAGTATAAGCAAATGATGCTGAATAAATTCCTGTTGTAACTTTGCTGCCAGTAACATTATTATCAAGATTGGTGACCACTCCACCACCGATCGGTAAAGTAATTTTGCTGCCTGCTGGGGCAGAATCAGAGCCGGAATAAATGCTGACATATATTTTATTATCAGTACCAAGTCCTGGGATGTCCTGTAATTGACCTCTAACATAGTTGTAAAGATATATTTTATTGAGGTTGTCTGCTGCTGGCACCCTGGAAGAACTTAAGTAAAAATTAGAAGAATCATCAAATCTTGCATCGCTCCAACGTGCTTCCAACACTGGTCGCTTCAAGAAATACTGACTATCCCTAGCAAAAAATTTCTTTGTGTAATAAGATGATTCTGCATTTTCTAGAGATGAAGTTAAAAAGACTCCAAACCCATAGCTGCCAGTTTTATTATTAAGCCATTCCTCGACATGTCTTGTAACGTCTACCTCTAAATCCTCTGTCCCATTTGTAAAAAATTGACTTGATGTTACTGCCGCTGAGCCAGTATGAAAAGAGCCACCTTCTATATCGCCGTGAAAGGTTGTCCACTTGGTGAGGTTACTGGAACTTATCCAATTTGAAACGCCGGGATCTGAATAATCATCCATATCTAAGCCGATTCCCTCGTTCCATGATTGTGAAATAGCTGCGACAGTTAAGGTAAAGCTGGTTGGAGTTGTAGAAGAATGTTCCGCATTAAACATTCTTAAGTAAAATTCTACAGATCCTGATGCTGGAATGTTGCCTGAATCTCTTGAAGCTGATAAAGTGTCAATATCAAATTCAATCAATACTCTTGATAATTCACTGGAGGACGTTGATTCCTGAGCATAAAGACTAAAAACTTCAAGCACATCAGCCTCTCCCATGTTGGAACCAGTGCCACGAGTCGTAAGGTTGTCTTTATACGCATTCGTGATTGTGTTGTCTTTAGTTGCTTTAAATCTTCTAATTGCCATTAGACTACTACTCCAATAATATCTTGATCGGGAAATTTCAATTCCATAATTACATTTTCTGGTACAATGATTGCTCTATTGTCTGGTGTTGTCGCACCCTCAATATCAAAAAAGTAGGTCCCATATTGAGTTCCGAATCTCTGTTTGATCTCCACATCCTGAGTATCTACTACCGAATCTAAATCGTTTAATGTTTTGAAAATCTCAGAAATGTATAATGGAGTTCCGAATAAAAGCTTGGAGGCAAATAGATTTTTAACCGCCGTGTTGCAACGCTCTAACACTTCAGACTGATTGTACTCCAATGATCCGAGGACTTTATATTCAATATAAAAATTGACCACCTGCCCATCTAAAATATCGACCGTATCATTAATCATTTTATACTGACTTATCCAGGTTTTGACATTTTCTTTTACTGTTGAAGTCGCAGTTGTTAAATTCCCATCAGTGTCTTCAGCCAAAACATACATGTTTAGATTTCTTTTAAAAGAATCTTTGTCTTGAACAATGTTAGCTCTTTTAACAGCGCCAAATTTTGATGGCATTCTATAAATTAAGCTAATATAGTCTTGTTTTGTGACTGCTCTATTTTGTGCAGAATAAGCGTTTATTGCCCGAACTCTTATTTCTTCCTGTGATAGATTGTCAACTTGACCAAGAACAGGTTCTTCATTTTCAACATCTAAGGAGTTGATTATGAATTGTCTGTTTACCGATGCTGGAAATGCATTCGTAGGAAAACTGATCACTGCATCATCAATAGAATCTACAGAATTCACAGGAAGATTAATGGTTTCACCGTCATTTTTTCTAAAAGTGACGACTAAATCTCCAGATGGTGGTACAACGCCAAATTTATCATTTTTCAATAAAACTGATGGGTCAAAGCTATCATCAGAATAGTAGTTTCTTGCATATCTTTGGACCGCAGCCGTTGAGGGTTCTGGATATTCATTATTTTTTATACTATTTTCCGAGCCATACCCAAATTGTAAAGAAGTTTTACCATTCTCATCAACATCAACTGTAAATCTTCTTGCTGCTAATTTTTCTCTTAAAATGTATGGGACATCTTCACCACCTTGGTAGTTTGGATTGCGAACTGGTTGTAATGTAACATTGTGTGAAAGATATGGGACTTCAAAATATTCGTTACCTTCACTGTCCACAACTGATATAATTTCTGTAATATTATTGGCTTCAAGTTCAATTTTCAGAAATTTCTGATATGATCCGACAGTTAAATTTTCAGTCTCTATAACGCCAGTAATAACATCCCCATAAGCTTTATAGGCATAGCTTGTAGGTAGTCCATCCGTGTTTGTCTTAGCAACGACGACTTCAACATCAGTCTTACGAAAATCCACGTCGGATATCAGGATGAGGCTTGTCCCCGTTGTGCTTGACAAAGAAGTACCTTCCTTTAAAGTTGGGATCAGATCAGTGTTTTGACTACCATCAGCCTGGGCTGGAACCTCTACATAAAAAGCAGCCTTGCCGGTTGCCGAAAAAGCTTGAGGATTTTTATAACCAAATTGTTTAGCTAATTTTAGTAAGTTTCCAGTCTCAATTGAACTATCAATAAATGACTCGTTCGCCTGATAATCAACATAGAAAGACAACACATCGCCAATGTAAGCAACCGTGTCAAGCATTAACGAGCCAAATGAAGCCTCGTTGAAGTCCTTGTATGTTTCAGGATAATATGTTTTAGCATATTCAACTAGCTGAGATTTTATGTCATTAAATTCTCTACTAGCATATCGAACTGGTTTTGTTTTTTTGCCTGCCATGTATTTTCCTACCCAAAGTTATTTTTTATATCTAGTTCTAAAGTGCTGCTAACTGAAATGTTTGGTATGTTGTAATCTACTCTTAAGAATGCCGTGTTCTCTTCAATGTCTGCCTCAACGTTTAAAATGATTATAAATGGCAGATATTTTTCCACCTGTCTTATAAGCCTTTCTCTTAAATCTTCAACCGTTTGGTTGTTTGCGTTTTCAAAAAGGAGGGTGCTGAATCCAACACCAAAATCAGAATTCATCACTCTCTCCCCAGGGATGGTGAAAATTAAGTTTTTCAAATTTTGTCTCGCATTTTCTTCAAGTGATTTTGTGAGCAAATATGGTCCGTCTGTTTCACTATAAGATAATGGGAGTTTGGCTGAAAACCCTTTTGGCATTTTATTGCGCTCCTTCTACTACACTAATTAGGTTTTTATCTATAATATCGTTAAGTTCTTCGATTTTAGGTACTAAATTTTTTTCCACATAAGATCTGAAAGTTCCTCCTAGAATAATATCTTTAGAAAACTTTTCCTCATAAAGAGTCTTATTCGACTCTGTAACTTCTTTACAATAGTTGAGATAACCTAAAAAACTGTCGCTCTGAAGCATGTCCGTTGTTAGGCTTAACTCTTTTTTGAATAAATACAACCTTTGATAAAACAACTCCCCTAGTGTAGTTAAAAAGGGACTATCAAACGCAACAAGATTGTTTTGCTTAAGATAATCTGCCGCTAATTCATAATATTTATAAGATTTTTTCTGTTTTAAACCATAATCTGCCGTAGTGGTATCCTGCCCAAACTCAAGAGCATCCTTGAACCCAAGATTTAGTGTTTCATCAAACAATACTAAATTTTTGTATGGGGAACCTGAAACTCCATATAAATTGTATGTCTTTTTAGCGCCCTCCTCTAGACTTAGATCTATTCCATTTTCTTTAAAAAAGCTTTCCTCTTCCGCAAACAATAGCAAATTCTCGCCTATTACTTGTAAGAGATAACTGTTTATTCTTTCTTCGATGAGAAGAGAGAAAGAAGTTAAAAGATATTGTTTAAAACCTATCATTTTGTTTACCTATTCAACCCCAATGTTGTATTTTTGCTTTAATTGTTGAAAATTAATCATATCTGCTTCAGTTTCATCAGCGTTGGTTGGAGACTGTTGTGAAATCTGCTTCATAGTTTTTCGAATGTCATCCTTAGAAAATTTGTTATAAACATTAAATTTTACTTTAGATTCGTTAGCAAGCCCAGGACGAGGGATTCCATCAACGGTAAAATCTTTTGAAGATGCTAAGAGCGTATAATCTTTTTTAATCATATCAAATCCTTCACGAACATCGGCAAAGGCGAATACGTTCGAATAATAAAACTGCCTGTATTCGACTAGCACCATTGGGATTACTTGGTCTAAAAGAAGAGGCTCTGGATTTTCTACAGTTTTGATGTAAGCTGGTAGAACCTTTTGTATATTAAAATTATTAAAGATGGTATTGTACACACTAATATAAGATTTGTCACCCGACTTTGGATCACTAAAGTCAAATTGTGGGTTGTAAACTCCACTAAAAGTTGCAATTGCATTAAAAGTCTTTTCTAGTGCTTCTGCGATAAAATCAAAGGCACCTACTGCATCTAGCAAACTATCAACAGGAATGTTAATTGGTGCTTGCGGACTTAGAAGATCGCACAAATTGGCAATACCCGCAACAACCAACTGTTCGTCTTTAAGTTCGCAAGGGTCTGGTGGGCATACTTCAGATTTTGAGTCTTTTACAAATCCAAATAGATTTATGCTGCTCCCTACAAAAGAAAAGAAAGTTGTTACCTTTTGTTCTGTATCTAAATCAAAAATACTAAGTGTTTCCTCAATTTTAGTAACGTTATCATATACTTTACAGTCAATTTTGCCAAAAAGTAAGAAAACAAACTCTTCCTGACTCAAACTCGCATCAGCCTGGACTTTTATAATATATTCTTTTATATTTTCTTTTGTTATATTTTGGGAGTCTGGAATGTTTTTATCCACAAAAGATTTTATTTCTGCTAGAACGTCATCATTAAGAAAAGGCTCAATTGAAATCTTTTGTAGAGATTGATTAGGTTGTAACGCTAAAGACTTTTTATCTTCCTCCCCAAATTCAACAAGCATTGCTTCGCCAACCTTTTCGATTAATGGTGTTAAAGAGGCACACAAGCCAAAACAAACGAACTCTAAAATTAAATTAACTACTAGTTGGATTAAATCAGGAATTGGGATGTAAGGTAGCCTAGGCAATGTTCTAATAAAATTGTCAGGCATTGCATCATCTAAATTTTGTATTTGGGAAGCCACATCTTGGTCTTTGCAAACAGCGATGCCTTCTAATTGTTTAACAGGGTCTTCCAATTTGTCTGCTGCAATCTTTAAAAGATTTAAAAGATAATACTGGACTGGGACAACACTCAAAAAGTTTTTATATTGTTCAGCAACGCAACCTGGGAAGTTTGATGGACCTAACAACTTTTCAATAATTTTTATGATTGTTGCGACAACTTCTGAAGCTTTTACTTCTTCCCCATTCTTTTTATCTTTGAACGCTGGTAAGTTCTTAAACGGGTTACAACGACTTGCGGCTTCGCCAAACTCACCAAAATCACCATCAGTGTCCTTAACAGATGGTGTCGTGCCCTTACAGTTCCCATCTAAGTCTAATTTAGCTAGATCAGCTAGCACAGAATCTATCTGGTTATAAAGGTTGGTAAGTTGTGTTGCACCACCGATGCCGACGTTGATCCATTCACTTAAAGCAGAAACATCCCCAGCAAAATTAGAAAAACTATAAGTTCCATCTGTTTTTGTAACTTTTTTCTGTTCTTCTTTTACCGCTAGCTGCTTTTTTTTATTTTCTGATGTCATTTTAGTTTGTTTTATTCCATCTACTGTTGATAAAGCCCTCAGAAACAACGGACATGTTCACTTTTTGGGCGGCATTGTTGTATGCTGTGGTCAAGGTCTTTAAAAAATTAACAATGTCTATAGGGGTCTTAACAATTGCAGTTGTTGTTGCCAATTCAATACTAGGAAACGCAAATCCTGGTGCGACACCGTGGGTGTGTAAAGCAAGAACTCCTTGAAGAAGTTGTTGACCTGTAATTAAACTTTTTATTAACTTAGATTGATCGTTGATCCTGTTCATCATCTGTTGGAGAGCTTCTGCCAAATTATCCCCTTTAGGTATTGGCTGTAGACCTCTATCATCTTGTGGGTCATTCAGTATGTCAGTGTCAGGATTCCCACCACCAATAAGATTTACACCTACATATTGAAGGTTTTTAACATCGGACTGACCGCCGAATCGGGGTAGTTTATTGTCATAACCGGCAATAATGTCAATACCACCGTTTCTTGCTTTTATTTGTACTGTATCGGCGGTAACCTCAACAACTGACACACTAGTTTGCGGATTCGGGGTTGTAGCTTTCCTTAGTATTCTTTCTTTTTTAAGTTTTTCACGGTCTTTGATTATTTGTGCTTCTTCATCGTTTGGGTCATTTTCGTTTATAACAAAATCAGAAAAGAAATCAATGTCTTCATCTAAGTCCTTATTATAAGTGTTTTCTTTACCCGTATCAGTTCTCTGATAAATTGTTATTCCGGCAGAATATCTTAAATTCGGGTCCGTCAAATCTATCTCGGCGTTATCTTGCTTCCCATCATTTAAAAATCCGGTGCCAATAACTATTTTACTCGCAAAGTCTCCACCTGAACCACCGCCGTTTAATACAGTGCCATACCTGGCATCTTGAACTTGTGCCAGGGCAGAATCAGACTCCCCAGGAGTGATCACACCGCCAAGAGCCTTGTTTTTAATAAAATTGGGCTTTTGTAAACTCTTTTCTGCACGATCAGGTGCAGTTGATAGAGCTTTCGCCTCATCTGCTCTTTCTGGGACTAAATTATCATTAATTCTGTTAGCAACCTTATTACCCATTGTTATTCTCCGCTCGCAAAATTATTTCTAGCACCTTTTTGTTTTCTCTTTTTATACGCACTTGTGTTAGGGTTCAAAGTCACAGAGTTATTTACAAACCCATTAAAAAAAATAGTATTTATATCTGTGGGGTCTTCGTAATCAACAAAGACTACTTCCGCATTTCTGGGAAGTCTTGAATATTCTTGATCTCTAACATACACCACAACCAATCTTGAGTGAAATATTTGAGGGCTGACCTTTTTATTAACATAGTCTTCATATTGTTTAGAAACCCCTTCGATTTCTAAATAAAGCAAAGTAAACCCGCCCTTTCTTGCCAAATCATCTGGTAAGCCATATTTTATATATGAGGTATTGCCATCGCCTTTTGCTATTGTTTCAGCCTTTCTAACAGTTCCAAAGTTCGGAAATGGGAGTTCATCTACATTAGTTATTTTCATGAACTCTTGGTTCAAATATAATGCTGTGGCACCACGAATACTAACCTTGGTGCCATTTCTTACAACTGATTCAGCTATTTTATTGTTTAATGAAAACTCACCTAACACTAATCTTCTCCTACTGCCCTTTCATTCATATTGTCTTGAATTAATTCAAAAAGGTTATCTTTTTCATTGTCCGACAATTCAACACTGCCGTTTTGTTGTTCAGCTTTTTGGATAAGATGCAGCACTTTTACTAGTTGTTCATTTGATCTCTGTAGAGTTTCAACATATTTGGCAGCGACCAAGCCAGCCCTTACATTTTCAACTTGATTTTGTTGAATTTCTTGCTGTAGGTCGATTAATAGACTCTCTGTTGTAGTTCTATCTGTTCTAATGTTATCAAGAGCTTCTTCAATTAATTTTTTTTTGTCCATTGGGTACCGCCTCTTAGATAATTAGACCAGTGGCTAAAATTATTTATTCCATTGCTTTATGAAATATTTATACTCAACCTTAATTTTTCTAAGTGTTGGAGCCAACTGTTTTGTTGTCATACCAGTCATCTCTCTTAAGTAAAGATAAATCGCCTTTTTATTTAAGATTTCCAATTTTTCCATATTTTCTAACATGTATTCTACAGAAGAAATCACCTTCCGATCATTATCATTCTTTATTACGGTATTGTCATTCTCTAATTGTTTGACAAAAGTCATTAAAGCCTCCCAAAATTCACGTTTTTCACGGTCACGCTCATATGGGTTGTTCGTCATGATAAACTGATTTTGTGATGTTTTGACAGCATCATCAATATTGATTTCTCTTCTTGCCGCTTGCGAGTTCTTTTTCACCTTGTGAATGAACCAGTTTTTTGTGATAACACTGAAATATGAAAACGCCTTTGATCCTCTATTTGGATCGTATTTATTTAAAATGGTCGTCAACCAAACTTTACAATCATCTTTTAAGTAATCAATATTTGGCAGATTGTTAAATTTATATGTATAAACAATTTTATCAACGAGTTCACTAAAAGCTGGCTGGATTAGTGAAGAATATAATTTTGTCTTTACTACATTATCATCTGATTTCGCATATTCTATTATTGCTTCTTCATGTATTTTTGTAAAATACATGTTTTTTGTTCTTTTCTTTCTTTTTCTCATTGTGAATACTTGTTTTTAAATTCCCCTAAATCTCTGTTTAACTCTCTTGAATGCTGCAATAGCTTTTCTAAGTTATCATCGCCATAAAACGCTGGCAATTCATATAAATCTTCTAGATGCTTTGAAAAACTATCAATTGATAAATTAACTTCATCAAAGTTTTCATTAAAATAGAGTAATTTCCTGATTAAAAACAAATTAAACCATACTGAAACAAAAAATAAACCTATAAAAATTATTGTTCCGATTAATGCTATACTCTCAATCATCATTAAATACATCCTTTTCTTTTGAAGTCTCTCTCATCTTTTTAAGGATCTGTCGATTTTCTTCAATATGATCTACCACATTTTCTTTGGCAGTTTTTTCTTTGCTATCGGCACTGCTCATATAGGCAAAGGTGACAGGAAGCTTTTCTGGGATCCCAACGTCGCAATGAGGACAACTATCCATTTTATCGGCTATAGCTCCCCATTGCCACCATTCTCTCTCACATTCACTACATCCATATCTATACTTTGGCATCGACACGTCCATAGTCGTCTGAAAGTCGAACTACATCGTCCAACTCGGGAGTTGACACCTCAAACAGTGTCACATCTTGCTCATCTGGCGCTGTGAATCTATGGATTGTCTTTGGAACAATCCTCCAAGATTCTCCTTCCCCAAGTCGTATAATGTTGCTTTCGTGATCATCTGTTGATAGATCCAACAGAAGCAACCCATTAGCTACATATATTGTCTCGTCCTTTTTAACATGGAACTGCCTCGATAAACGCTGACCCGCCTTTATAAAAAGTTTTTTCATTACATACTTATCAGCATGTACGATTATTTCTTCATGCCCCCAAGGCTTTTCAACTATTTTCGGCATCGTCAAACTCGTCTAATTTAAATGTTGGTGGATTTGTAACTACTAATTCATCTTGTGAATCTCCACTTACAACAAAGTTGAATTCTTTCAAGACTGGTACAATGTCCGTTTGTTCTAGTAATGATTTTTGTAGAGCCATCATAACTGCTCCTAATGCTTGATCTGCTAATTTCATTTTATTTCCATCCTTTTTCTGAAACTGTGCGATTGAAATCGCTCAAATACATGTCTTGTGCTAAAAGTTTTAAATTATATTTTGGAGTCCATCCAAGTATCTCTTTAGCCTTACTGGCATTGCCAAGTAGATAAGGGACCTCATGGGGTCTAAAATATTTTTGATTTATCTTTAAATGTGCTGTCACGTTCCCCAATTCTGCGATCGACCAGACCTCTTTTAGAAATTCTTCAACCGAATATGTTTCTCCCGTAGCAATTATATAATCATCTGGTTTGTCCTGTTGAAGCATAAGCCACATAGCCCTTACATAGTCTTTAGCATGACCCCAATCCCTCTTCGCTGAAAGGTTGCCTAGCTCAACGTGATCTTGATGACCTAATCTAATATTGGCTGCCGCTAATGTAATTTTTCTTGTTACAAAGGTTTCTCCACGGCGTGGGGATTCGTGATTGAATAAAATACCGCTTGAGGCATGAAGACCATAAGACACACGATAATTGCGTATTAAATTATGAGCGAAAACCTTTGCACAGGCGTATGGTGACGCAGGCATGAGGCGAGATTCTTCAGTATATCCCATTTCTGGTATATTTGGATTGTCACCAAACATTTCTGACGAACTAGCTTGATAAAAACGACAATCTGGTTTTACGTTTCTTATAGCCTCTAAAATGCGAAGAGTTCCGTTAGCAATTCCAAGAACAGTATCTTCTGGGACTTCAAAAGACACTCTTACATGGGATTGTGCCGCCAAATTATAGAATTCATCAGGTTTATATTTTAAAAGTAATCGATAGGTTGCTGACGCATCATTTAAATCCCAGTATTCCATTTTGAAATTTTTATTAGAATTTAAAATTTTATCAACCCTGTCTGTACATATCAGAGATGTTCTTCTCTTAAGACCTATTACAAAATACCCTTTGCGAAGAAGAAGTTCCGCTAGATAAGAACCATCTTGACCAGTTACACCACTTATCATTGCTGTTTTCATGTTGCACCGTCTCTCTTAGATAAGATAGGGTTGTTAATAGCCCAATTAATGTTAAGCCTAGGATCATTCCATTTTAAAGAAAATTGTTGATCGACATCGGGGTATTCACCATCATATGCCCATTTATAATGCATAACCGCGCTATCACTAAGAATCAAATATCCATTACCAAAACCTGGGGGTAATAGAATGCGGTCTCTGCTTTTATCATCCAGTATTATCCAATCCCACTCTAAATAAGTTGGTGAGTCTTGTCTGTTATCGACTACTACGCAATACACCTCGCCTGATAAGCAGGTCAATAGCTTGTGAGCCTTTGAATCTCCATGAATGCCTCTTAAAACATTTTTTCTAGAGGTTGAAACCTTGTCGTGATTAAAGTCTAAGCTTGATCCTTCATCGTGCCCTGCTCGCCACAGGGTCCAATAATCGCCTCTGTAATCCCTAAAAATACTAGGTCTATGTACCTTAACTTCTTTAAACTTCATCCCTTGATTATAATATTAACACACTTCCGATTGTTTCTTAAGCCTAACAGCCTATCGTATTCCTTCTTTTTTTTCACATTCATATACGGAGTTCTTCAGTATTTCAAGACCCTCGACAAGAGCCGAATCTGGAATTGTTAATGGAGGACCCAACTTTATTGTTCCAATTGGAGATCGAATACATAGTAAACCTCTCCGCATTGCTTCTTCTATAACCTTGTCCAAAAATACTGTATTATTTTTTGATTTAGAAGTTATAAATATACTTGCTGCCATCCCAGAACATACAATCCTCTCAATCAAGTCTGGACGTTCCTGTTTCCATGCCAATAACATTTTTTCAATTATTCGACCTTTTCTAGCTGCTTCATCGACAAGGTTGTTATTAATGATATATTTTAAAGATGCTAATGATGCAGCACAGCACACCGGGTTCGACCCGTGGGTACTATTATAACTTTGTTCTGGCTCAATAATTTTATCGGATGTAAGAACGGCAGAGAGGGGTAAACTAGATGATATTCCTTTTCCACAACAAATAATATCTGCCTCTACGTCGTAATGTTCAAAAGCAAAAAATTTGCCGGTTCTTCCGAACCCTGATTGGACCTCATCAAATACTAAAAGTGCCTCATTTTGATCACACCATGCTCGCATATCCTGAACATACTTTTTTGGCAGTAAGCAGGAGCACCATCCTAGATATGACTCAGTAATAAAGGCACAAATCTCCTCTAGCGGGATATTGAGTTCTCTCAATTCTTCCAGGGTGTCTTCAAAAGTAATTTTTTCCCAGGGGTATGGGAATTTTACATTTATAATATGGGGATGTTGAAAGTCTATCCACTCTTTTGAAAGCGGCTTTCCACCTAACATTTGGGCACCCATAGTTTTTCCATGGAAAGACTGATTGTATGAAATTATATATTTCTTGCCCTTCTTCCTACCATACTTTTTTGAAATTTTTATTGCTGCCTCTGTCGATTCTGATCCAGTTGTCAACAAAAAAGCCTTGTTTAAATTTGGGGAACATTGTTTAAGTAACTCTCTTACGAACTCTTGTCTAATTTTTGTTGGATAATAATAAGAATTTAGAAGTTGGCTATCTACTGTTTTCTTAATCGCCTCACAAACTTCTGGATTTGAATGTCCTACGTTTGCAACAAAAATTGTTGATGTAAAGTCAATCCAACAATTACCAGATTTGTCAAACACTTGATAGTCTATGGCACGATCCCAAACGATTGGAAGCTGATTGTTCATTGACGTCGGTTCATTTTTGAAGCCTTCTTTTATTATCTCTATAGTTTGTGGAGAAGGGATATCAGTGCATATTTTTACATGTTCTGTTTCCTTCCTAACCGTCTTCTGCGGTGTTAATTTAAATTTATACATAGTGTTTCAATTAAAGTTTTAAAAGCTGTTCTACCCTATTCTTGTAGGTGTGGTTCCCAAGAATCATACTTCTGTTCTGTTCTTTTATTTCTGACAAGTCCTCATTGAGATATTTTTCAATTAGCTTGACCATATCATCGGATGTTTTTGCCATTGGAACGTGACCAAAATCTTCTTTCATTATTTTAGTCTCGTCACTCACAATAAATCCATTGACCCCCAAACTTTTATAAGTTCTTTCATTGTGCTCCAGCCCAAGGATTCTTTGATAATTATCATGTAAATTAATTGGTATTTTTGTATTATATAATATCTTAGCTTCGGTCTCAATTGATAGATTGTTGATTCCTTGATGTACAAAAATTCCACATCTAATATCCATTTTTTTAAATTTTAAAAAATGGTCTATCATGATTTTCTTCTTCTCGTTCAATCCATTGTTTGCCCAACTTCCGACGAAACAAATATCGTAGTTGTATTTCTCATCATATAAATCTTCTTTTAAATAATTCAAATCATCAAATGCTGTTGAAACTCTGTTAATTTTCTTCCACTTGTAAAAATAACTATCAGCATACCTATCCGCATGTATAAACGCCCAAAGATGAACATTGTCCATTGAATTTACTTTTTTAATGACTTCATCGCTAAGAGGGGTTAACCAATTTGGGTGTCCTCCCCATGGAAGGGTAAATTGATTGGGGCTTACAAACATATAGGCACGGTTGGCAGATTTCAATACTTGCAAATGATTGTTGTCATGGATCTCAATATCATAAACCATTAGATCATAATCTTCCGAAGTATCTATTTCGTCTAAATTGTCATATCTTACAACTTCATAACCCTTTTTTTCCCAAGCTGCCTGATAACCATTATAAATCCAGTGCCATGCACCATAGTTTCTTTGTTTCTTAATGTAAATTTTCACTTAAACGCCTCCTGCGCCGACAGAAATTAACTCAATTTTTTCTTGTTTATCTATCATAGTAGTCTTCTCAGACAAATCAACCGGGTCTATTTTATATTTTTTAGATCCTCTACCGTACCAAACGATTTTGTAACCTTTTAAAATTTTGTCTTCTTCAATTACTTGATTCTTATAAAAATATTTCTTATTATAATTTTTTAATTGGGTTTCTTCCTCATTGGAGTAGTAATTCTTCCAATCATATTTAAATTTTTCTGATTTTACTTGTCTTTCGTCATCCTGCATTGTTAGAATGAACAACTGAAAGTTTATTAACTCAGTCAATATTTGGCTTTCAGTGTTAAAATCATTTTGCTTTTCTACAAAGTTTAAGAACTTTGAGGTTTCGTTAAACAGGGTCTCCTTGTTTTTTGTAAAACGGAGCCAAGTTGCCTCTTCAAAGGGGAAATATATATCTCCCAGGTCGGGATCGTGATGATTCCATCCTCCACCATTGTATCCATTTTCAATGTATTCCGTAATTTTTTTATATTCTTCACTGAACAAGCCTGTTTCGTCCTGCTTACAATAATCTAAAAAGCTTGAGTAAAAATTAACATATTCCAGACCGTATTTTTTGTTATAAAATTTAGATATAAACTCAAAAATGCCTAGGCTATGAAAACTTTGTATCATCCACCCATAAAGATACTTTTGGATTAAGTCCTCTTTTGTAAAACTGCTTGCACCAACTACAATATCTTCATATTCAACCATACCACGATCATGAATCGAAGAATGCGCCAAAAAAATTGGAGATTTAATCATTTTTATATCATATTTTTCTTTATATTCATTAGCATTCATTGGGGCGTTTGGGAAAACACCACAATTATAGATGTAAACGGCTGGTCTGGGGAAGAGAGAAGCAATTTCCTCCATGTTGTTTTTAAACGACTCTACGGTTTCACCGGGTAGCCCCAGGATAAATTCAGTGTATGTGGTTATATCGTTGTCTCTAAATTTTTTTGCTAAATCCGAAAATTTATCAAATTTAATATTTTTTCTTTCAATAATCTTTAATACATTTGTGTCTAGAGATTGGACCGCTAATGTCACAGCGCGTAAAAGATCAGCAGACTGTAGCTCTTTTGCGATTGGTATAATTCTTTCAGAGGATGCTTTCACCCACGCCGGTCTAATCTTTTCTGGATAGCCCGTTCTAAGTTTCTCCTCTTTTAACTTTTTCGCCAAGCCGTGATCTCTATTTTTGTAAATACCAAAATTGGCGTCACAACAATCCACATATGGTATTTTATTATCTGAAAACCATTCTATTTCTTTATATAATCTATCTACAGAATTTTTTCTAACACTAGCGTTGGTTGCGCTTCCCCAATCACAAAAGGTACATTTGAATGGACACCCGCGATTTGTTTCCCAAGAGGCAATGTATTTTACCCCTTCCTGCGGCTCAGATAGGTGCCAGACCAACTCTGTTAAGTATGGGGAGGGAAGCATCTCAAGATCCTTTATCCTCTCTTGAGGAGGGGATGTGAAGTCTTTTGTTTGGATGCCTTTTATGTTTTTATAATTTTTATTGCCTATAAATTCAAGTAGAAGGTCTTTTAATGTCAGTTCTCCTTCACCATGGACTACAATGTCAACGTAACCGTGTTCTTCAAAAAACGTATCGGAACTTGCGTGTGACGTAGTTCGTTTTAAACCAGGGACTTGAGGACCACCAAAGATTACTAAACACTTAGGATTGATTTCTTTGACTCTTTTTGCCAAGTAAGTGGTTATGTTCCAGTTCCAAACATAGCAAGAACATAAAAGAATATCACTATCTGCGCATCTCTCAACATACTCATCGATCTTATCACGGAATACAAAAGTTTTTTCAAGCGAAAAACTTTTTTTTATGTCTTCATCTTCTAGTGCATAAGCAAGTATTGATGCGATACTATATGGAAAGTGAATCTGATCGCCATATTGATAATTGAATTGTGCAGAGCTTATTTTATACTTTTTATTCATGTTTAAAAAACATCCTTGCGCTTACATTTTTATCATCGATAAAAAGATCGTATATGGGCTTGCCAAACTTTAAATCGTGGTATTTGACACCCCAATCTTCGAATTGTTTTTCAGTAACTAGTCTCCAGTCTATGCCTGAACCTGTCCCTCTAGCCGTCCAATAAACGATTTCATGACCGGAATCAAACAATTCATTAATTTTTGCAATATTTTTAATGATTGGGACAGCTTCGTTGTAATCTCTGCTTTCTGGAGATTGACAAATTGTTTCATCAATATCAACATAGATTTTCATATCACTTCCTTAATGAGTCTCTTTTCTTAAGTTCTGATTTAAGCAGTCTTCGTGGTCCCTTGGAGCCCAAAGACTTTTCTATATCGCGAATACCTTTAACTAATTTAATAAGCCCATGAGGTTCTACGGACGCCATTTGATCCGAGCCCCACATTGTTCTGTCCAGCGTAATGTGTCTTTCAATCCATTCTGCTCCCATTGGGATTGTTGCGAATGTTGTAATCAAACCGAATTCGTGACCACTATAACCAATTTGTTTGTCTGGGTATAATTCTTTTAAATGACTAATATAGTTTAAATTGAGTTCATCAATGTTAGATGGATATGACGAATTTGTATGAAAAATCACATCAGGATTGCCAACGCGAACTGCCTCAACCACTTCTTCTTCAGTTGACATCCCCGTTGAAATCAACAATGTTTTGAAATTTTTACGAGCGTAGCTCAATAATTCATTATCGTTTATTAGTGCAGATGGAATCTTGCCAATCGTTGTATACTGTGCCATAAAATCAACTGATGGCAGGTCCCAGACGGATGCAAACCATTCGATGTCTTTATCTTTGCAATATGCAGAAATCTCGTCATATTCCTCTTTTTCGAATTCTATCTTCTTTTTGTATTCTATGTAAGGAATAGACCCCCAAGGAGTCTCACGGATCTTGTTTTTCTGATGTTCTGGGACACAAAGGTCCGGTGTTCTTTTTTGGAACTTAACATAATCACAACCTGCAACGGCTGCGACATCAATTAGTCTCTTAGTGGTTTCTATGGAACCATTATGGTTGATCCCAATTTCTGCTATTATTTTTGTCATGTTTTTTTCTTTCTATAAAGGAGTCAAAATCCTTTTTGTGATCAACGTCTATTACTTGGTCTATTCTGTAATATGTCGTATCCTCATTATACATATTTTTGTTTAATTTTTTAATCTCGCTCACAAAAAAAATACAGACATAATGGCTGATCTCTAGGCACTTTGGGTAGTCTTGTCTTCTATATAAATTGTGTTCAACTATCTGTTGTCCACTTTCTTCATAAACACACAGATATGGATGACTTTTAACCTCTTTAGCACAAAGCAAAGAACTAGAGTTGTTTCTTACAAAAAAATTTAAAGTATCATGGATATGACGCCAGCTTCTTTCAGGGTACGTCAAATAAAGCATCACAATAATGTCTTCCTCAGAAATTGATTTTGTCTCTACAACATCCCTCATTACAGATTTTATGTCGGTGGTGTCTGCTGCAAGATGAGTCTTCCTGTTTATACAACTAATATCTTGCTGCAAACACTCATCCAATATTTTTTCGTCGTCTGTTGTTACTATAACCTGTTTTTTAAGAACCGAAGGGATAGTACTTAGCGTGTACTCCAGCAGTTTTCTGTTTTTGAACTTTAATCCCTTTGAGTTTCTTCTAGCTGGAATTACATACCATACCTTACTCATGGTAGTTCTCCACTTTCAAAGGTTTTATACCAATTATCGTTGTTTAAATTTATAATTTTTATTCCACGCTTTTGAGCGGAGTCCTTGATTATTTCTAGATCATTAATCAGATTTTTTTGTAACCGTTGCCAATCATTGTTTAAGGGTGCTCTTTTACCCCCACTATATCCTTTTGTATAATCAAGATCCATCCCAGCAATGTAGATTGGGTTACATCCCATGACAATCGCAAAAGACAACAATTCTATAGCTACAGTATCAGCAGTGCTGCAATGTTGTTCAGTGCCGCTTATTTTTTGTAAAAACTCTTGCAAAGTTGGAGTCCCATGAACAATTTTTTGACAACATTTACCGTAAGCCGTCCACCCATGCCTAAGTATCCCCGAAAATCCTGCACCATCAAGATACCTTGGGTGTGCCCACATGGAGGAATTATTACCAATACCTTTAAAATTTAAGTTCTTATTGGTTTCACAGTGTTCCTTGAACAATTTAACGATTTCCACACAACTAAGACCTTTAAAATGTCTTTGATCGTAGGGAAGGTAATCACATAGTAGGTTTTTATCGATAAATTTTTGACTTGTTAAATCGGAACTTGATGCATAAAAAACGGGCACCTTGTACTGATTCAATTTTTCAATTTTGTTCTCTATAGTAAATTCTGTATTTGATGTAATCCAGTAATTTGGAGGATGTGAAAAGAAATCATACCAATTATTTGTTGATAATCTTATTATTTTCTTTTGCTTTTGTAATTTTTCTATTTTTTCTTTGTGATCATCCAATGAAGGACCATGGCAAGCAACCACGCAAGGAATATCTTTATGTACATCTAACACATCGTCAAATTTTAGTTTTCTCATGTACCTACCAAATGAAGTTGTTCTTATAATATTCTACAATATTTTCTATTTCTTCATCGAATTTTCTTTGAGGGGACCAGCCAATAGATCTTAAAGAATCGTCATTTAAAGAATACCGGACATCCTGACCTTCTCTATTGTATGAGAAGTCAATATGATCAACGTATGTTTGTTCTGTAACTTTATTTTTGAAAAAGCTTTCTAATATTTTATTAACAATCGTTAGATTGTCTCTTTCGAACCCGCCTGAAACATTATATATTTTATTAATATTACCGGACTCAATAATTTTTATAACTGCCAAAGCTGTATCATCGGCATGTAACCAAGTTCTTACAGGCTTCCCACCATCGTGGAGTCTAATTTTTTTATTTCTAACTAAGTTTTTAACAGATAGAGGAATCAACTTTTCAGGATATTGACCAATCCCATAATTATTTGTTGGTCTCAGTATTATATAATTGACGCCATAAGTTCTTGCCCAGGCGTTTACTAGCATATCTGCTGCTGCTTTTGCAGCCGAATAAGGGTTGCTTGGTTTAAGAAGATCATCCTCTATATGAGCACCGGACTCAATATCTCCATACACTTCATCAGTGCTAAAATGGAAGAAAATCGGTCTCTCGTTACAATTTTCTTGCTTATGCCTAACCAATTCCAATAAATTTTGTGTACCAGCGACATTGCTGTCCAAAAACTTCTTACTATCGACGATACTATTACCGACATGTGACTCCGCAGCAAGGTTAATAATATAATCGCAATCATATAGGTGAGTCATATCCTTAATGTCAATTTTTTCAAAAGTGAAGTTTTTATATTTCTCAAACTCCTTCAAGGATTCGATACTAGCTGCGTAAGTGCATTTATCGACTCCATATACCATCCAGCCTTTTTCAAGGCATCTGCGGGTCACATAGGAGCCTATAAAGCCTAAACAGCCAGTAATGTATACAACCTTCATTCTGCCTCCGCAAAAAAAGAATCTACTACCTTTTCAATATAATCCATCTTCTCATCTGTGATTCCTATAAAAGTTCCTAAAAACAAAGTGTTGCTTGTTACATAGGTTGCGACTGGGAATGCCGTTCTTATGTTTTTATATTCATTCGCAAAATCCTCATATGCTGGGTGAGCCAAGGCGTTTCCTGTAAAATAGCTTCTGGTTTGAATTTTGTTGTCTTCCATGTGTTGAACAAATCTTTGTTTTGAAAATGGAGCGGAATCTTTAACCGTTAATAAGAAACCGAACCAACAAGGATCAGCTTTCTCTGTTGCTTTGGGTAACCAAAAGTATTTTTCATATTTTGAAAAAATCTTAATCAAACGATCGAAATTTTTTCTCCGTGCGGCGTCCATTTCAGGCAATTTTTTCAATTGTTGTAGCCCAATCGCTCCCTGTAAATCGAGAGGCTTAATATTGTAGCCAATTTCGTCAAAGACATATCTATGATCATAAATTGCTTCTGGTAGTTTTGGTAACCACGATTTAAATCTGTTGCCACATGCTGTGCCTGCGGTTACGTTACCCGGTTTGGCATCGTTGCAATAGCAAGCTCGACCCCAGTCTCTAAAGCTTGATAGTGACTTTCTAATTTTGTAATCATTGGTGGCAACAAAGCCCCCCTCTCCAGTCGTCATATGGTGTGCCGGAAAAAAAGAACAAGTTGAAATGTGCCCATAAGATCCAAGTTTTTTTCCGTCGTAGGTAGAACCTAGAGCATCACAAGCGTCTTCAATGAAAATTAAATTGTACTTTTCTACCAACCCCATTAACCTATCCATGTCGGGAGGGTTGCCCAAGACGTGAGCAAAAACAATGCCCTTAATTTCAGGGTCTTCTTGCAACTTTTTCTCAACATGATCTAGATTTAAATTAAGATTTGGCAACGTTACATCAACAAAAACTGGTTTAAACCCATTTTGAATTATTGGGTTGATGGTTGTTGGGAAACAAACAACCGGGGTGATAAATTTAGCTCCTGGCTTTAAATTAAATGTGCTCTTTGATTTAAGGCATGACATAGCCAATAGGTTTGCGGAACTACCAGAGTTTGTTAAAACACCAAATCTTCTGCCCAAATGTTTAGGAAAACGTTTTTCGAATTCACGGTTGTTTTTTCCAAAAATCATCCAACCATCAATCAACACATCTACAGCATCGACAAATTCTTTTTCATCTAAATGAGGACCAGAATAAGTTACCCAATCTTCCCCCTCGGTCCAAGTTTTTTGCTCGTTTTTTTCTGAAATGTATTCTTTTACAAGCTTTAATATTTGTTCTTTCTTTTCCAAAAGCATTATCACCCACTATTTTAAAATATTTTTTATTTCTAATTCAAGTCCATTGAGGGGAATCCCCATTTGTTTTAATCTCTTGCCACAACCAGTATATGAATTTGACAAACCTTCTTTGTTCACCACAATGGAACTTTCGCTGTTCATATATAATTTTAACATTTCTGCAAATTGTTTTAAGGTGTATTTGGTATCATAGACAGCATTAATATCTTTTGGAAGTAATTTTGCATCGTTATCAATATAGTATTTTATTATCCTACACAGATCGTCAGCAGAAATAAAATCCATATATTTGTTTTGGTGAATTATAATATCTTTGTTTGCCAACACATTATTAATATTTGATTTTAAAAATCTAGATTGCTTTTCATGAGGTCCAAAACAACCAAAGATTCTAATGTTGAAAACTTCGTTTTGGCTGTAGATCTCTTTAGTTATTATGTTCTTTGACATTCCATAGTAATCAACAGGGGTCTTTGTGAACACTTCGTCTTCTTTGCACTCATCAATTCCATGTCTTCTGTCAAACTCTGCACCGGAGCCAAAGTTTATTAACTTCCCATAATGACTTTTATTGTCTAAAAGATTATTAAACATTGCGATGTTATTAATAAAGTCAGTTAATGTGTCTTTTCTTCCTCGGATCCCTCCGTTGATTGCACAATTAATCACCACATCATAATATTTGTTTATAAAATAACTTCTCACCTGCGAAGGCGATGTGGCATCAAAATCCTTTCTTGTTGTGAAATATAAAGAATATTCACTGTTGGCAAAAAAATCATTTATTTGTTTTGCTAAAAAGCTGTTTTTAGCGATTACTAATATCTTTTTCATCTTTTTAAGTTTATATAATAAGGTTTATTGTTATGAATGCTTTCTACCAAAACTTTTTTTGCTTCTTCTGCGGAAGCTGGATGTGACATAATAATATTATCAAAACAACTCATCACCTTTTTGTCTTCCTCTGCCCAGTGTGAAAATCCTAAATACCCATAATCGCGGTCTCTACCACCTCCGATTAATTTGATTGGGATCTTTTCATGATCAACGTAATTTCTAATTGCTTCAAATGGTCGATAAAGTAAAAAAGGAGTTATAGAATAAACAAACGGAATTTTGCCTTCCATTGCTAAACCTGTAGCAGCACAGATCAGGAGTTGTTCTGACGAGCCCACATTCCAGAACCTATCGGGATAATCCATTCTGATTTTATCCCAGAGTCCATATCCAAGATCTCCAGTTAAAAGAACTATATTCTCATTTTTACCCATTTCTTTATATAAAAATTTACTAAACTCTTTTCTCAAGCCTCAACTCCTTTTTTGCAAGATCGTAATCTTCTTTGCTCATAATGTGGTAATGGGCATTGAGCCCATTCAAAAAATCAAAATGGTTTACTTTGGTAAAAACTAAGTTTATTTTAGGTAAAAATGTTTTCAAACGCCTGCAAAGGTAATCCACATCTACAGAATCATATGCTGCATATCCATTTATATTAGCATATACCTCTATATTTTGAATATTATTCTCATAGATGAATTTGAGCCCTTCCCAGATAGACCCCTCGGCGCACTCACCGTCACTTATCAGACAATATACTTTTCTTTTAGGGTTCGCCATTGCCCTACCTATCGCAACAAGTAATCCCATTCCAAGACTACCCGTCGAACAAAAAATATGGTTTTGTTCATCACGGTGAGGGTGCCCTCCATGCTTTTCAAAAAGTTTATCAGCATCAACACCTTTATATTTTTCTAGAACGGCATACAATGCGACCGCGCAATGCCCTGGTGACAAGATAAAGATATCATCGTCCGTCATTTTTGAATAAATATCATCGATAATTCCTACACTGGAGAAGTAGGATCCCATGTGCGATAGTTTGTGTTTAAAGCAAATATCGAGTATTCGTTCTTTTAATTCTGCCATTTTTCTGTCCATTCATCCTTTATAAGTTTATCATAGTTTGTTTCTTCGCGATGCATCCCCCATGTAGATTGTTCTGGATTCCAGCGATAATAATATCCCAGCCATTTGGGCAAAGGGTAAATGAAGATGCCCTGATCTGCTAACGAAAAATAAAGATCATAATCTGAAGCCCCTAAAAACTTATCAGACCTCCAAGTTATAGCCCCATTGTCATATAATTCTTTCTTGATAACCAATGTGGGCGTGGTGACCGGACACCCTTCAAGCAGTAACCGCTTAAATTCTCCGATATTTCTATATTTATGTTTTATTTTATTCACCACCTGAGCATCGCTTTCCTTTACACAGTGCAAGGGGCTTTGCATAACAGCGATTTTATCAGTTTTTGACAGAATGTCAACAATATTTTTTACATAGTCCTCATGCAAGTAGTCATCTGATCCTAATATTGTGAAATAATCACCAGTAGCAATTTCTAATCCCTTTTCAACAGGTTCTTGATACGAATGTTTATATATGTTTTTTGCTGAAGCCGTTATTAAATTTGGATATTGTCCTTTAATTTCTTTTGTGATCTCAACGGATGTATCCGTGCTCTCGTTATCAACAAAGATAACTTCTAAATTCTTGTAAGTCTGGTTTAAGGCAGATAATAGACTTTCTTTAATCCAGTTTTCACTGTTAAAACACGGAATTATTATTGTAAACTTAAGACTATCCACTTAATTGCTCCAAAATCAATTCAACTATTTCATCTCGGGTCTTCTTCATGTGCTCGATCAACTCTTCTCCCCTAAGTTTATACCAGTCTTCATATTTCGCACCAACCATGCCGTTCGTTATAACTGAGCATCCCATCATCTTAGCTTCAACACAAATTCTGCTTAACGTCTCAGGGATTGTTGGCAAAAATATTAATTTTTGGTTCGAAGCGATCTTTTTTAAGAATTTATAATAATTTTTGTCAGCGATCAATTCATAATCAATATTATTTTCTTCACAGTGTTTAACTGCCTTGGCAGTCCCTTTATTGATAAGCGGGGAATTTAAAACAGAACATTGTTCTGTCTTTGCCATCGAAAGGTTCTCCTTGAATTGCTCAAAATCTTCATCAGTCCATAAATTGCCCGACAAACTAATGACATTCTCGGTATTAATGTTCAGATCTATAATTTTTTTGTGAAAACTAGTTTGTGCAAGAACAGTTTTTGCAGACTTATAAAAATTATAATTTACTATCTCGTGATCTGGTGCTTTGAAATTATAAAATAGAGATGGTATCCTAAGTCTTAAATATTTATGATCGTGCTCATAAATTATATAATCAAGATTTTTTGCAATATATTGTTTGCTTTCTTCAGATAGATTTATAAAATTTGATACTATCAATTTTGTTCCATCAGGCAAACTTGTTAAAAATTTGACGTCTGCCTGATGGGACTTTTTTCTAATGACCGAATAGCCTCTGTCCGACAACAAGTTGTTAACAATCTCATCGTTATACTCGGCACCGCCACCGTAGGGAAGGTCTTTCAAAAAGTAATCAGAGATTAAAACAATCTTTGCCGTCTTATCCTTCATCAATATCGCCAAGTGACGTCAACCAATTTTCTACTTCGAATGCTTCCTCGTCGTGTAATAAGTCAACCATTTCTTTATTAATTTTATCCTCATGGAAATTTTTAAGAACCCAAGTTTTTAGTTTCTTCGCTTGCCCTGAATATAATCCGTAGTTTTCAAAACATTGTCTCATGCTAATTTGACAAGATCCCCAGTGAGGATATGCCCATTGGCTTTCTGGTTGTAGCACGCTGTCCCAAACTGCTTCTTTCTGTATTGGTTTTAAGTCATAAGAAACCTTAGAAAAATGCGGTCTCATCTTTTCTCTACCCTTCTTATCTTTTTTGGGAGCATATAGAAAGTCTTTCTGACCGCCCCAATCATGAGTAAGCACTGGTAAACCAACAGATGCCGCTTCAAAAAGAGGCAATCCATAGCCTTCACCATGCCCAAAATTAACCATCGCTTTAATTTGAGGGTGAGTATAAAGAGAACTTAACTCTTCTTTTGAAAAATATCCATGTAAGAGTCGAACAGAGCACTTTCTATCAGGATATGCCTTTAATATATTATTGATTCTCTTCTTAGTTTGATAAAAGTCTATTGTTGAACTATCTTTTATAGATAACTTCAAAACAAGCCCTACTTCTTCATCTTTGAATTCATCTAAAAAGTATTTAAGCGTCCCATCGATGTTTTTTCTAATGCCCCATTGTGCAACACAAAGAAAATTAAAGTCGTGTTCAAATTTTAGCTTCTCATGTAAACAATCTGAAGGATTACAAAACTCTTTTTCGACTGGGTAATTTACAACTTCAATTGGTTTAGCAAGAGTTAACTTCAAATCATTCCCCGCTTGATCTTTCACATCCCAAGCAGCGTTTACAAAGCCTTCTTTCGAAAATTCTGCGGGGACAATGACCTTATCGACAAAAAGATTAGCTGCTTCCAGCCAGTGTGGTGAAACTCTATCAGTTTCAATTCCCGCACAAACACCGATATTTTCAGGGGCTGCACGATATTGTTTCCATTCTGATGGAATTGTAACCATTATGGTTGTATCAAATGGTAGCTTTTCCTGAAGGTGTTGAAAAGTCTTTTGAATTAAAACATTGATTTCTTCGCGTTCAGGTGTTCTTTCTGTAATCCAGCTTGTCGCACCCCAGTTTACCGGATTAACATAAATATCAAATATGTCTTCACGACTCTTTAAAGCTCGATAAACCATCCTGGCATGTTCTCCATATCCAGATTGAGTTAAAATTGGACCTACTAATAATACTTTCTTTTTCATAATGATTCATTTCTCCAGTTTTGATAAAGCTTCCTATTTTCCCAAGAGCCGTATTTCTCATGGATTTCAAGCATCAAGTTAATCCAAGATTCGTTAAAGTCTTTAAAATTAAAATTCTTCATAACATGTTTTCTTGCCTTCTTGCCAATTTTGGCTCTGCCGGATTTGGCAGCAAAATACATATCATATAGACCATTGATAAAGTCTTCTTTCGCAATTCTGTCTTCATGTACATAAGGAACCAATTGAGAACCAACAACTTCAGACGATGAGGGTTCAATCATAACACCAAAGACCTCCTTCCCATCGGTTAATTGGTCTTGCAAACCACCTGTACGGACTCCAACCACTGGAGTTTCACAAGCAAGTGATTCTAAGCATGATAATCCAAACCCCTCTGCATCAGAAATATTCACTGTCACATCAGCGATATTGTAAAGTGTTGCAACCTTTTTTTCATCTAATTTGTCTCTTGAAAAAAGGACCTGTCCCGTATCCAGTTCAAGGTCTTCTACAATTTGTAGTAGATCGGGACCATTGGGATCTGTTGGCTCTGTGTGCATCAGAAGGACAGCTTTATCCTCCCCCACTCTTTCAAGGAACTCCTTAAACCAAAATATTAAAGTGCCGCTGTGTTTGCGGCGAGCGTTCCTACTATTAAAAAGTACTACAAAACGATCAGTGAGGGCTTGACCATATGGACCCTTGTTTTCTGCTCGTAGGTTATCCACAATTTCATCATCCAACTTTTTAAATATGTTTGTGTCCACAGCATGAGGAATATAATGTGATTCGACATCTGGTGCAACTGTTTTAACAATATCATCTGTCAGTTTTGAGATTGAAACAATCACATCATTACTTTCATAGTATTTCTTATTGAATTTTGGATATGGATAGTTGTCCCATACATGATAATAAACCATTGGGATATTCTGACGGATTTCGTTGTCCATTTCCCACAACCATCCCCAAAAACGAGGATCGGTCATAAACCAAAGAATGTCTGGCTTTTCTCGCGAAATAATTGAACGCACCATGTCTTTTGTGCCAAACTGGTCCACTGGCAAGATTGTCCAAAGATCTCCCCACTTTTCTGTTTTTAGCATCTGATACCGAGGGTGTTTCATTGCACCACCAAGACTGAAGACTTCAAACTTCCCAGTCGCCAGCAATGCTTCAATTATATATTTGGTTTGGTTGCCGACGCCAGACGTGGCTAAGGGCATATCCCCCAAAGTGAGAATCTTTATTCTTTTTTCTTCCATTAAATTTACCTACAATGTTCAGTCTTGTAAAAAGAACAGTATCTACATGACAACCTATTCTTAAAATAAAGACCTTTTTCAACATTATAGATAAAATTGTTCAAGGATTTAAGTGCATTTTCAGTTTTTTTGTTACCGCTTGTTACACGGAAGATTTCAACGTTGTTTTTTTTGGCTGTTCTCTTTAACAACCCGAAGTATGTTTCAACGTTTGTTGGATCAATATTATACTTCTCACAAAAATATTTTTTGTATAAGGTTAACTGGTAAGTCATAAGTTTACTTGATTTCTTTTGTGCATTCCAGCCCCATGAACACGTTTTCCAGTCTAAGATGTGATACTTACCATCTGGTGTCTTTAACACCATATCAATGTACCCTTTAAAATCCAAGTCTTCTTTAACTGGTTCTAATAATTCTTCTTCAGTAGAGATTACTTCGTAATCGCCAAAATAATCTTTCACTGCGCCTTGGACCTGTGGGAGTATTGTTTTACCTTGCGATAGCATCTCGTTTGCTAAATCATCATTGGGCTTTTCGATTTCTTTACGACTCTCTGCAAACTGTTCAATAAAGTAATCTTCTGGTTTAGAATCTTTGTTCCCAAACAAAACATTTTCACATGTAGCGTGAATTGCAGTACCAAATGCAGTGAATTCGTTGCTAGAATAAAATGGGATCTTATCTTTATAAACTAACCGGTAGCGCCAGCCGCATTCGCTCCACATCTTATAACGGGAATAGCTAATGTAGTCTTTTGTATTCTTTGATGAGTTCTTCAATCAGTTCCTCTTTTGTTTTTCGCCAAGTTGTTATTTTCATTTTCTTTGCTTCTTGGCGTACTTCATTATAACTCATCTTGAAGAGTTTTTCAAACCCTTTTTTCTTTTCGTTTTCTTTGCGCTTTTCTTTTTCTAAATTTTTTCTTTTAACTTTTTCTTGCAGGTCTTGCATTTTTTCAATCATTGCCTGTTCAAAAAGAATTCTTGGTTTCCTCATATTGATACCTTCTGTTTTAACGCAGGGCACCTTTCAAGCATCCTACCTCTATTAGTAAATAGTAGATCCAAACCCACTGAATAATACTCTTCTAAGGAACTAGCACTATAACAGGTTGGGAATATCCCTGAAATCAACTGACTTAAAAGTTCATAGCCAATTGTTTTGCCAAGATAATCATCAAAACTTGTATCAAAATTTGGATTCTCAAAATATTGATGAGGCATCAGGTCTATCCCGCTTGATCTCATCCGGTGGTATAACTTATTTCTTTTAGAAATAAATTCTTTTTTTAATTTCCCATCACCAAAAATTTTATTGTAATTTTTTCCAATATAAGTGTGAGCCAACTCATGAACAAGGTCTGAGAAAAGGTCCTCCTCACTTGTTTTATTCCTCAAATAAATAACATCATTAATAGCCTTGCCCGAAGAACCGGGGCTTATGTAAAAATCACCAATAATAATTTTGTTAACAGAATTGATTAGATCATCAGGAAGCTTAGCAAAATTATTTTTTAAAAATTTTTCAATGTCGATAACAGGTGGTTCGGTAATTTGTATTTGAACCCCATCAACAACAAACCCATTATTTATTTTTGCTTTTTTTACTTTTCTTTTTATGTACTGTTGTTTGCTGTCCATATTTTTGTTTAACGCTGTTTACATCATCAAGAGCTTGTTCATACCCTCTAATGTAATTTTCCTCTGCCACCATAAGTAGAAACTCAGGAAACTCTTCTGCTAGAGTCTCTATAACCATCTCAACGGTTACCTCATCAGTATCTGGATCATATTTATTTCCAACATAATCAATCATATATTCTTTTAAATTCATTATAAAACCTTTGCTGCTAATGTTGCTACCTTAGATCTTTCACCTTTTTGTAATGAAATATGACCTGCTAAACCATGATTTTTAAATTTTTCAACGGCGTAGGACAACCCATTACTTGTAGCATCCAAATAGACTGTATCAATCTGTTCAATGTCCCCGGTTAAAACAATTTTTGTGCCTTCCCCAACACGAGTAATGATAGTCTTTAATTCATGTGTTGATAAGTTCTGTGCCTCATCAATAATAATGAACGCTTTCGCGATAGAACGACCGCGAATATAAGTTAAAGCCTCAATTTCAATAATTCCTCTTTCCGAATACATTTCTAGTGCTACTTTATCATTTCCCATAAGAAATTGTAAGTTATCTTGTACCGGAGCAAGCCAAGGAGCCATTTTTTCCTCTAATGTACCCGGCAGAAAACCAATATCTCTGCCCATTGGCATCACTGGTCTTGATACTACAAGTTTATTATAAATTGGTTCTAATGAACCTTCATCTAAAACTTGTTCCAGTCCAGCAGCCACAGCCAGTAAAGTTTTACCGCAACCAGCGGCACCAATGAGGGATACGATTGGCACGTTTGGATCAAGTAACAAATCAATTGCAAATGATTGTTCTTTATTTCTTGCGGTAATGTCCCAGACTCCATGTTTGTGGATTCCTGCTTTAATAAGCGGTTTGTTGTATGCTAAGAATCTTGCTAGTGCAGTTTTCTTTTCATTAGAATTAGAGATCAGCATAACAAATTGGTTGGGTAATAATAACTTTTCTTCTTTTTCAATAAAAATTTTCTCACCGGAGTAGAAATGATCAATTGTTTGGTCATCTACCAAGTGCCTCTCAAAGCCCGTGTAAAGCTCGCTACGGTCATTAACGACTTGATTTATGTCATAGCCCTCACAAGGGATTCCAAGGGCGTCACAGCGGACTCTGAGGTTAATATCTCGGGATACAACAACAACTCTTTTACCCTCTGCCTTCTCATTGAGAGCACAAGCTAAAATAATATTGTCTGGGTCTCGTCTGTTAGACTCTGGCGGGAGGGATGATACATCTGAAACTCTTGCTCTTAAAAGACCTTTACCTTTTTCGATCCGAACCCCTTTCTGTACCGATCCCTTACCACGGTATTCATCTAAAAGACGAATGGTGTGGCGAGCATTAGCCCCCACACCATCTTGCCTCTTTTTATGTTTATCAATCTCTTCTAAAACTTTTAATGGAATAACAACATCATTTCTTCCAAAGTTTTTAAAAGCCGTTGGGTCTGAAAGGTAAACATTTGTATCTAAAATATAAGTTTTCTTAGCCATTTTCCACGATCTCGTCAACGAGTCCGATCTCAAGACATTTTTCTGCATTGAACCATTTATCTCTTTTGAGGATTTCTGTAATCTGTCGTGTAGACAAATTAGTTCTTTCCTTGTAGAGCTTTTTGATCATAGACATAATCATGTCAAGGTTTTCCATCTCGTCTTTAAAGTCTTCAAATTTACCCCACATACCGGAGGAAAGTTGATGAATGAGCATGTGTGAATGCTCGTAAATAAATCTTTTATCTCCTACAACACTGATTAAGGTCGCTGCCGAAGCAGCAGAACCATCAATATAAGTATGGACCGGAGTTTTACAGTTTAAAATCACATCGACTGTTGAGAATCCTGCAAAAACAGAACCACCATATGAACTGATATGTAATTTAATTGGTGGTGGATCTGAATCATATTTAACTTTAAATACTTGCAAATCTTTATCAACTGTTCTGAGTGCTTTATTTAAAAGTTTCGCATTTTTTTCACTAACTTCTCCATAAAACATGATTACATTATCCATCACATCTACAGAGTCTGGTATTTGTGGTCCGCCGCCGTCACCACCCATTAGAATGATTGGTGTTACACCTTCATCATGAGCATCTTCTTCTTCGATTTTCTCTTTGGTCTTATCGTCGCACCAATAATATCTTGTCATCTTGTTTCCTTTTTTAATTAGTTTAGTTCACTAGGAACTGGAATATCATGTGTGTATAAAATTTCGTATACACCAATTATTCTATACTGACCAACCTCTTTTTTAGGCTTGTCATTAAGCTTATCTAGATAATCATAAGCAAAGTTCATTGCATCTGTAAAATTATCAAAATTTTTGTGACAACTTGTGCCTCGCTTAGTTTTATCATTTTTAAAATGAAATTTAAAAAATTTATTGTTCATTTTATTCTCCCTAAATTTTGTGTGGACTGTCTGAAAAGAAAATATCCATATCCTTCCCAGTCCCAGCCAAGAATTCTTCAATTCTGTTAGTAAATTCTTCTTCTGTTGAAAAATACTCAAAGAAGTCTGATTTACCATCATTGTTTCTAAGACTCCAGTTTCCAACCTGTCGCATAATATCCATCTTATTGATCACAACACGATTTACACCATTCAGTTGAACTGATTTCTTGAGAAACGGAAGGCTAATCCAGTTACACTGTCTAACTCTTCCAGTAGTAGCACCAAATTCCTGCCCTGCCTCTTGGATATGAGCAAAAACTTTATTATGTGGTGGTTGGAATTGCTTTGTGCCAACATAAGTCTCGTAAGCTTTGGCAACTCCCCATACATCACGGATAGCATAATGAGGAATGGCGTTTAAAAGCACCGAGGATGTCAGACAATGGCTTGAAGTGACGAAAGGGTAGTCTCCCCAGTCAATATCCAATCCGAAGCCTTGTGCGCCTTCACAGAGGATTTTAACGTCAGGCTGATTCCAGAACTCATCGTGTAGATCAATCAAGTATGGTTTAAGCTCTGGAATATCCTTTGCCATGATACCTGTTCTAGCGTATTTATCTCTGTATGCGGGACCATTGCCTCGTTTGGTTGTGCCAATCTTTTTGTCTTTACCGTCTTCTTCTTTGTGTTCATCTGTGATCACATGACAATTGTTCGCGACATAAATAAGCCCCTCAGTATTGATTCCACCTGATTTAAGTTCCTCTAATTCTCGGAAAAATTGTGCAGGGTCAAGAACACAACCATTACCAATGATGCTTTTAATTCCAAAGAAAACCCCTGCTGGAATGTGATGTGTAACAAATTTCTGACCTTCATGAAAAATAGTATGACCAGCATTGCAGCCACCATTGTAGCGTAAGACATGTGTATAACCTCCTGTCTTACATAGATGGTGAGTAACTTTTCCTTTGCCTTCATCACCATACTGAAGACCAACAACGACATCAGCGATCATTCATCATCTCCTTACGTTGCTTCTTCCGGCTCAGACGCTTTGGTTTATCTTCTTCAATCAATCTGGTTTTTACCACAAAACCTTTTAATTGTTTCTTAACTTTAACTTGTAAATTTTTTTCTGAGGAAAGCTGTTTTCTCTTCTTATCAGCACCCTCAAAAGTGTCAAAACGACCAACTGTTTTCCATGGTCGTCCGAATAATGGATTTGCCTCCATAGTACCTCCTATTTCTTTGGCTTAATAAAATATGTTTGAATGTAATAACCAGCTACTTTGAACTTTTCACCTGTTTTAATACAAATCATAATATGTGGTTTATAAGTATAAACCTCTTCTCTCTTACTGTCAACCTTTTTTATTATTCTTTCTGTAATCTGACCAGCATAGATGAAAAGAGATTGTTTATAATATAAATTTTCTTTGTAAACTGGAGAGAAACCACCTAGGGTTAGTCTACCTTCTTTTACTACTACTTGTTTCTTAGTAGTTGGTTTAATAACATAGAATTCACCTACTACTAGATCTGAAATCTTCATAATCAGATTGTATCATCATAAGGCTTATCTGTTAAGTGGGTAGTGTCAAAGTAGGCTTCATAGTCATAACCTTTCTGAATATATTTAAGCTGTTTGTACGATATCCCTAAAATATAAGAAGCTTTAATTTTAGAATTTGTAGCAGCGATAGCAAACTTTACAACTGCATCTCTAGCAATGTCTTGAATATATTTATACAACTGAAGTCCATAAAATTTACCTTTAAAGTTTTTACTTGACAACTCCAACTTAAGAGCTATAATATCTTCTAGAGTAAGATTGTTTAATCTCATCTCAAAGTCTTCATCTATTTTCTTTTCTATTATGAGTTTCTTTTTTATTGAATAATTCTTTTTAAGATCTTTCTTCATTAGAATAAACTATTCTTTAATGTCTCTCTAACTGCTTTTTCAATTCTTTCATTTACTGTTTCTTCACCTTTAGCAGCAAACTGAGCTTTCTCTGCTGTTTGTTTTTCATACTCAGGTGTTGTAACAGGTGTTAACTCTGCTGAAATATCATTTTCAAATTTATCAAAATATAATAAAAGATTAGTTACTAAAAATTCTTTAAATTCTTTCCTATCTTCTTCATTGTGAAGTGTTCTATAGTTTCTAGTTACAGCATCTACAGTTTTCTTATACACATCAACGGATTCATCTCTACCAGTTTCGTCTAAACCAGGAATTTGTGGTAGTGGGATATCTGTTTTTTTACCTTCAATATCTTTAAGTGTAACTCCAGCGTCTTTATTAATTTGAGTGTCCAATTCATCTTCGACATCTTCAATTTTATCACTTAGATCAGCGGGATTTTCTGTGACGTTGACTTCAATATCATCTTGTTCTTCAAGAGCAGAACCACCAAGCATGCCGGTGGACTCACCACCAGATGCGGCTCTAATCGCATCTTGAGGAGAGAGTGTATCAATAATAGCCTTAAGGTAGTGTTGTTTGAAAGAGTCTCTCTGTTCTTTATCAGTGGTTAGTGATTTATAACCAGATTCAACAGTTGGAAGAATAATCTTTAATGCTTGAATTAATTTATTCAACCCAGTTGACTTGGTTGGTGTATCATTTTCCTTAATGATTTGTCTGATAAGTTCTCTTAATTGTTTTTCTTCATTTAGCATATTGTTTCTCTCTTTATTGACAAGACGTTTTATTGTTTGACGTAATTGTTCCTTATAAATAGTTTGTTCGTTTTGATTTTCATCCGAAGAAAAAGGGGGGACAAATCCACCGCTGACATCGCCAGCACCCATTGCAGATGCTTCACCCATAACGCCCCCAAGCATTTCAAATACTTCTTTTGCTTCATCATCAGAAAGTTTTTCTGGCATAAAAGCCTTAAATGTATCAAAGTCGCCTTCGCTAATCGCCTTTCTCATTTGAGTGGCAGAAAATTTAACGCCGGGTTCAACTTCAACCTTACCAGCCTTTAATGGCTCAAACTCAAAATCTTTACCTTTATTATCATTTAGATAATCTACTGCATTTTTTACAAAATTTATATGTTCATCTTCAGATGAAACAGCGACAATCTTTGAGGTTGGTGTTATTTCGTTTTCCATCCTGAGACCAATTCTTAAGAAAGGGCTTGAAGATGTTATGACTGAACCGTCTTTCTTCTTTCTATTCGTCTTGAAACGATCAAAATAGTCAAGTTCTACTTTATTATTAATTCCATAAGCTTTAATATATTTTTCCCAAACTTGCTTTGCTTGTTCAGCACTTACTTCTAAATCACCAGCGGTTCTTTTTGTTGGTCCGCTTGTAATATGGACAATAGCATCTGGATATTCTTTGACGGCTTGAAGAAGTAAAGATAAGTGCCCTTTGTGTGGTGGTTTAAAGCCACCGGGAATAAATACATGGGTCTCTGCGTCCTCAATATCATCGATCTGATCGCTTAAATCATCTTCATAATCAGGATCAAGTTCGCCCTGTTCTCTTACCGCAGAACGATTTGCTTTTGTGAATTTAGATCTATCAACCAATTTGATTAATTTACCATCATCAGATAGAACATAACCTTCACCAACTTCTTCACCACCGAGGGATTGACTAAATGGCAAGCCTCCTTGAGTGTCAATGCTTCCAATAATGCCGTCTTTAATCTGCATTATTCTGGTGACAACATCCCAAATTAAAGTGTATGTTTGAAGATTTTCAGAAATGTAATTTTTTACGTTTAGTTTTTTGCTATCTGAGACACTGCCTTTGCTGACAAGCCAATCATTAAAGTCTTCACCCAAGTTTTCTAAGCCTGTGTCAACTTTGCTGTTTAAGTATCCATAGAATAAGTTTGGTAAATCTGAAATGCCGAGCTTCTTTAGACGCCCAGCATTAAAAAACTCATCTAATTTTGACATATTTTGTTCAACTAAATTAATAATTGCTTCAATCTCGCCATCATTAACGGCGACGGGCTTCTCAACAAAGGTTTTACCAAAAAACAAAATGTCTGGATCTGGTGACATACCGTCAAAATTTAGTGGCTGATTTTCAAGAGTTTCAACATCTTTCTTCAAGTGCAGCACAATGCCTACATCTGATTTTTCAATCTTTTTACCCATTTCTGAGTCTTTATTAACCTTATACTTTACCATATTTGGTTTGAAGACAAACTTATCATCTTCAATCTCTGGTTTGTCAAAGTATAGAACTTCACCAAAGAAATAACCTCTATGGTCAGGATCAACTGATTTTTCTGCAAGTCTAAATGCTTTTTGCATTAAAGGTGAAATCTTGGAATATCTCTTTTCAAAAACTTCATCTGGTGTCATACCCATCTTTTTAGCAGCACGAGCAGCACGGGAACGGTACATTTGTTCCATTTCTTCTTCAGAACCAACCTTCCCTTTATAAGATTTTACACCAAAACCACTTTTATCAGTAAAAATAAAGTTTCCATCCACATCGCGACCAAAAATAACAGCCGGGGAACCATCCCATTTGACGGATGTCTCAGGACGACCCTCTGGATCGTTCATCTTCTGAAGAGCACGCAATGCTCTCAAAGCACCCGCAGCACCCTCAAAGAAAATTAAATCTTCAGCGTGTTGAATGCGCGGTTCAATCTTCTTTGCTTCCTCTAAACTTTCATCCCGATGAGGAAAATCAAAACCTGCTTTTTCACGGATTGCCTCGTAAACGTCGTCAGGGTATTTTTCTTTATCAGCAAGAATATCAAATAGAGTATAAATGCTATCAAAATCTTCTGGCTTGTGACCTGCCCCTAGAACGCGGTCTACGACCGTCTGAGGGTCATATGTCCTTTCACCTGTCTCTCTATCCTTTAAACCGAAAAAGGCGCTCCAAGCGTATCCACGCTGCGTTGCAATGGCATTTAATAAATTCTGTCTATCTCCACCACGATATTCGCTTGGACCTGATTCACCTTTAACAGCCCAAAGCATGAAATCGGGATCGCCAAACATCAAGTCTGTTTGAACAAAACCGTTGGATTCATCACCACGAATTGGTGTTTTGAAATGAACAGACGTACCTGACTTAGCGATCCACTGTCTGACTTTTTTCTTTAATTCTTTTGTATCTGCATTAGCAAGTTCAAGTTCTGGATGGGTTTCATTTAACCATTTCATTAATTTTTTAATTAAATCATCTTTATTGACTTTTTCTTGATCAATCGCCACATCCAAATCGCCGGAAGTTTCTTTTCTGCCGGTGGTGCCCAATTTAAAGTTAACAAGGTCCACACCTAAAATATCTTCAAGCCACTCAAGTGTTGGATCTACATCTTCTCTTTTAATACGAACTGTTTCAGCATAACCATCAATATTTTTGAAGATGTTACCGCCTTCTTTTAAAATTTTATTCATTTGACTCTCCACGAGTTACTTGATAAGCAGTTGTTCTTCTTTTCAAAGAAAAAACTCCAGGTTGTTGTAGTGTGAAAGGGACTTGATCAACACCAATTTTTCCATAGTTACAATTAATTGCTTTAAATCTATTAGAAACAGGTCCATTATGTGAACCACCTGGATCTATGTTTTTTATTCTGCCTTTATCATCATCACCAAAATACACTGTAGGACCAACGGAGATTCCGTTTGTTGGTGCAGCACTTTTATAAGGATGATCACCGGCTAAATCTCCAGTTAGTCCCCACTTATGTGCTAAATATCCCTCGACCCTTTGACGGTCTGCGTCGGATAACGAGCTACCAGTGATCATAATCATTTCAGCCAAGAGGAACTCTATGCCGCGACCACCGCCGCCAATTTCTTCACCAATCCAAAATTGCATATCCCGATTAAAGTTATTTGTAGTTAAAGTCAGACCAGAATAACTGGCGGCAGTCTGATTACCATCGTTACTTAGATATCCGCCAGTGCCAGAGTGTTGGTGATAAACAAGATTGGGCACACCGCCCTTGTTGTAATATTTGCTATTTGTGTCAGACTCATCTGGGTAATATCTCTTGCCGCCGCCGTAAGATGCCATGTAATAGTAATGACTAGTATTTGTAAGAGTCCCTGAGCCGGTGACCCACATGGCTAATCCATAAGCTTTACCAGTCAAACTATCACCATAATGATAAAGAAAATTGGCATCACCATAATAATCTATTGGTTTATAAACCATAAACGCATATCTTGGATCATTAATTTCTGCTAAGTGTCCATCGAACGCATCTAAAGTCGCAGTCAATGCTGTGTCTGGCGTGCTTTGTAAGCTGGCTTCCCAGAAATGTAAAGTATTTCTATTATTAATCAACAACGAGTCTGTACCATTAGAAAATCTTGGACGTTGGTAATTCGCGGGAGCACCAAAACTAATATCATTAATTTTATCTTTTATGACATCAACATAGGAGTGACCGGAATCGGTAAAAGTTGTCATCTCACTAGTATCTTCCGCATCAATCCAAGCAACAATATCAGAATTTAAAGGGTTGCTTCCAGTGGCTGATGGTGTCCACAAAGACACATTATCTGAACCATATTTAGCTGCTGCACTCATTTAATTAATCCTATTGAAACTTTAATTAATCTTTCTGCTAATAAGTTTTCATTCATTATTTCTTCTTCAAGTTCATCTTCAAGATCATCCAATTTTTGTTCTTCAAGTTCGCCTTCAAGACTGTCTTTCTTTTTGGGTTTGCCTATAAAATCTTTTGCTTTTTCAATCGTTGCATTGACAGTTTTAGCATCGGGCAAAACATTATTAGCGCCTGCCTTGTAAGCATTGCCAAGCTTCTCTATTGTTTCGTCAAAGGTTTTAGACAACTTTTTAAATTGTTCCCCTTGAAGTTTTTTTACTTTTTTGATGTATTTTCTGTCTTCGTCTGTCAACTGTTTTCTATTTTTTATTTTATTTTTAATTGATTCAATTCTTTCTTCGTAATCTGCACCAAGTTGACTTTTCACCGCTTTTTCATATTCTTCTTTAACTTTTTTAGCTGCAATTTTTGCCTGCTGCTCAGCCTTGAGAGCCCTTCTTTTCATGTCTTTTTTCATCTTTTCAAGTTTTTGTGACAATTCTTTATCTGTTACTTTACCGGTCTGGACCAAATCTCTAACATGTTTACACCCGCTTAAACCAAATATTTTTTGTATACTAACTTTTGGTTCAGATACATCAAAGAACTTATCTAGCTCGGCATTAAGTTCTTTCCTGGCTGTTGAAACATCATATTTAGTACTTGAAAATTTTGACCCGATACTTGAAAAAAATGATTTTAAGAAAAAATCCATATATTGTTGAAATGATATTTTACAATTTGGTCCATAAACTTTGGTATAAAACATAATTGGTATTAAGGATTTGAATATTACACCAGACAAAACCCTTTCACTGATCTCGTACCCGATTCCTTTTTGTTTTGCCCAAGATTTCAGAAAACGATTCCCCATCATATATCGAACCCACGCTCTATTACCAACACCAGTCATGTAAAACGCATCAGGGCTCAATACTCTATCAGCAAGCTTTGAGACTTGACGCCCAAGACCGGCACCTTTAACGCCTGTGAAAGCTCCAAACTTACGCAAAGCAGAACTTAAAAACAGTTCAACAACTCTATCTTGTACTTCAATAAATGCTTTTTGGATCGGACCTTCTGCCATAGATAATGTTCCATCGCCTGAAACAATATTTTTTATTTTTTCATTAGTCTTCTTAGCAATACGAGCAATGCCCGAATTTGAAAGTTTACCATTTCTTAAAAAAAGTTTCAATTCAAGGATTTCTTTTACCGTTGAAGCTATCATATCTTGACTTAGTTGTACTGTTCTCCCGTCTGGAAGAACTTTTTCACCCTCCAACAACTCTTTTAATAATTTATTTATTTTTTCTGCTTTTTTTGCACTTATCTTGCCGCCAGCAGCAATTGGTTCAATAAGAAGATCTGTCAAGGATTCTATTCCAAGTTTAGCAGCATTTTTGCCATCTGTGAGTGAACTAAAAATTCGCGCTTGAAGTCTCTTTGAAAGTCTTGGATTTGTTTCCGCAGCCCTTTTCATATAAATTATGAATGCTTCTAGGATATCATCTACCGATGCTTTGTTCGCTTTAAAAGCAACACGAAACCCGCCGTCAGCGCCTGTGACCCTCCCCAACTCTGTAAAAATTTTGTTATGTAACCCTGGGTTTTGTTCTTTTAAATATACTATGAAATCATCACCAGACTCTGCTAGTTGATTTAAAGTTCTTTTTACATTTGAAAGATTTGTTGTCAATAGTTCTCGGAACTCTTTTCCAAGGCGGCTGTCTTTGGTTGCTTTTAGAATGGAACCTACATCAATTCCTTTAAGCGCCGCCCTTGCTAAATCTGTTGAGCGACCAACAAATAAAGGATAAAGTTCAGTTGCAATATCTTGCATTCTAAACATCAGGTTTTGACGCGCCACAGCGTCAATCTCACGGGCTACTTCACCCGCACCTTTAGTAACTCCACTAATATCATCAAGTTTTTTAAGGGCATCTAACGCGGGATCAATAACTCTTTTATTGATTACGTCGGAAAACCCACCTTTGGTTTTTGCAGCTTCAGCACTGCCAATTTTTACTTTCTTGCCGAACTTTGATAATCCGTTAAGCAATCTGTTTGCAGTTGTTACAAAATTATTTATTGCATCCTTCTCCATTGCACCTTTTTTAATTTTATCAATTAAGGTGTCAAGTTTTGCCTTAGTTCCGAATAATTCGGAACCACTTGCCACCGCCCTTGCATCAAAAATGCCTTTCGTACCAACGGCGGTTATGAATGTTTGTAACAAAGCCATTTGCAGGTCAGTGTCATCAACAATGTCACCTGGCAAATCGGTAAAGTTTCGACCCTTTTCAAGATATTTGGTAACATGATATAGGGCTAAAAATGCGTCAAGAACAGCCACATACGGAAGCGGAACTAAACTTGCTAACATTATTAAGTTTAAAACTTGATCTCTTTCTTCTTGTTCTTCTTTGTTCGCAACATCCGATTTGTAGGTGAATGGTGATACAGAGTAAATTTCTCTGGCTTTCGTATCTAAACTCTTTGCATCCTGCTTAGGACTTTTGGAGTAGTAATCTGAGAACTTTTTAATTAATTCTGGTGGCAAATCAACAGACTTAGTAGCTGCTGGATTTTGTATTGCGCCAGGTCTGGATACTATTTTGGCGATCTCAATTTCGCGTTCAATTTCTTTTTCAGTTTTTTTACGGGTAAGCTTATATGATTTTGTCTTAGGTTCTTCAACTCCAACTTTTTTTCTTGTTTTTGGGTCTAATAGAATTCCACCACCGATGCCAGAGGCACGGTAAACTGCTTGAGCAGCTTTAAGTTGTTCTGGTGTATAGCTTGCGAATGCGCCTCTATCTGCTTCTTTTGTTGGCTCAGAAGCGGCTGAGACTCCTTTTAATAATGGATTGTCAGTAACAAGCTTTACAATATCTTCCTGTTCATTTACTTTCTTTTTGCCTGGAAAGTAATCTTTCATAAAATATTCTTTATATGCACTGTGAACTTTCATGATTTTTTCATATTCTTTGTACAGCTTCATTTTTTTCTGATAATCTTTATCACCAGGTTTTGGTTCTTTTGCCGCCATGAAAGCCTTATTAACATTGTCACCAAATTTTTTAATGTAATCTTCTGGTGGTCGGGGTGCAGTTCGTAAAGAAGAAAACATATTGATTGTTTTATAAATTAAAAGAGGATCAGTAATCAATCTTAATATGGCAGGTTTTGCACTGCCAGAGCCGACCTTTCTAATGGCGCTTTTCACATCCGTAGAGGACATTCTATCAGCAGCAGATGAAAATTGTTTTTTAACTGGGTTGGGGTTGTCTATTTTATATTGTTTCTTTCTATTCTTAGCATCACTAAAATCATCTTCCCACAATGCAGTCCTTGCTGTTAAAATATCATCTATCGACCATTTATCTAAATTGTCTTTCCAGCTTAATTTGGTAGGTAAACAAAATTCAGATGAAGTGTCTCCAACTTTTCCCAAAGCACGCAGTGTGAAACCTGCTGGACATTTCTTTGTAGCTTCTTGTAATTTATTTCCTTTAAGTTGGTCTTCAAATTTCCTTAGTAAATAACCACCAGCATTGGCATCAATCTCAGCATCTTCAAGTGACATGTTCTCTAATTCACCATCACAGTGTTGCTTATGATGTACAAGCTCATGAGCGATTGATCTTAAAATATCTTTTGGATGTCTGTTGGTGACATAAATATATACAGACTTAGTAGCTGGGTTATACATGGCTGTTTTACCCAGTGCTTCGGCAGCATTAATTTTATCTTTAATAAAGTAAACAGAATAAGGAGTATCAATTTCCAACTCATCATTAATGAAATTTAAAAAATTGTTTAATAAGTCAGGTTTGATTCTTTTGTCTGATAGATTCTTGATTTTGTGCATTCATTTTCCTCTTTTATTAAATAGGTTGTTTAACCTATTGCCATCACATGTACCCTTTTACTTTATTCAAGAAGGCATCAGGGAGTTTAAACAAGTTCTTGTTTACAATTTCTTTTTTAGATCTTCTAGAATATTTGGAAAACTGTTTTTGTTTTTTTCCATCAACCCACTTCCAAGTAGAATCCCTACCACGCACATCATAGTGTGGTTTGTCTGACAACTCTTTTTCGCCTTTTTTAAAATAAAGACCAAAACCACCCGGTGATAATTTACCATTAGCCATTTGAGCTAAAGTAAAAGCTGCGGTAGTTTCCCATGTTTGACCTTTAATGACAAAATCTACTGCTTTTTTCTGATAATGTAGAGATCCGGCAACATGAGTCTCAGACTTAGGTTTTTTGTATGCTTCCGTTATCTCTATTTTAGCGTCTTTTCCAAATTCAGCTTGGGCAAGTTTGGCAAGTATGACTAATTGATCTCTTAATTGAGGTGTAGTTTGGTCATTGAATGTTTTCTTATTCACATCTCTGGTTTGACTGAAGAAAAAATATTTATCTATGTCTGGCTCTGAGAGTAAATCTTGTTCGCCCGTTATAACACCGGGCTTAATTTCAGTGCTAGCACCTTCTGCTGCTCCAAAACCTTTCCAACGTTTTTCAATTTCGTCTTGCATAAACCAACCGTTTTTCACATTTGGCACTTTTGCAAAGCCGATTCGACCACCATTTTTTTCAAGCCAGTTATTTGATTTGTCATTAACTTTTATGGCATAACCAGTATTGAAAATATCACCATTTAATTGTGATGGTTTGAATGTTATTTGTTTTGTTTCATTGCGATCACCATCACATATAATTCTCACAGTAAAATCCTGACTGATTTTTGGGACCCTTACACCTTCAAGACTAGCAGCCTTCTTTAAATTGTTCAAATATTCTTTTTTCATTACGTTCCCAGCGCCGATGTGAGCTTTTTCATCTGCTGGATCTACATTTAGTTCATAACATTTATTTCCATACTTACTTTGTAATAATGTTGCCCAGGATCTCCTTGTTTCAGTCGGTTGCTCAGCCCCAGACTCTATTTTTAAAGCTGCTTTCTCAATTCTATTTGCAGCCCTAATTGCACGGACCAAACCATCTCTAGCAATGATACCACCTTCAAGAGTCACCAGTCCGGTTGTTTTGTCATCTATTGATAACCTTATCTGATCTTTTTCATAAGATTTTTTCGGATAATCTTTGTTAAGCTTTTTAATAAACATAGCGTAAATCTCAGCTTCTGTTTTACCCTTAGTTCCGCTGAGCCAATTTTCTATTGAAATCGCCGCTTGCCCTTTCTTAAATTTTATTTTTGATTTTTTGCAATCAAATGATTCGCAAAATTTTCCATTTGTGGCTGCTTGGAGGTCTTTAAGATATTCATCACGCTTAAAGCTTCTGATTCTTTTGCCACCCGCGACTTTATTAACAATCGCAGGAATTAGCCTGCCTAGTGCGGCACCTTGAATTGGACCAATATCTAAACTACCAGCTTGCTTTTTCAAAAATTTTAAAAGCCTTTCTTTCCCTGGGACTTCTCTATCAAGAGCCGTCGTATTATCTTTTTTAAGAAGAGCCATATATGGTTTTTCTCTGGGTGTGTAATAAACGTAATTTATAGTTCGATCCGAAACAATTCTACCCAGATCAGTAACCGCAAATAAGGTCTCTTTAGGGTGTAGAGAGATAAGCATATTTGTCTTATCTTTAATCTGATTAATTTTTCTGAAAAATGGACCAACAAAATCTTTTTGAGGCACATATGGCTTAACAGGTGGTACATATTCATTACCAACATATGTCACATTATCTCTAGCCTTTGAAAGAAGCTCAATTTTGTATATTGTGCCCTGTTTTAGCTGACCAAGCAACCAATTATACATTGGCAAAACTTTAAGCTTATTATTATAATTGTTAAAAAAGCGACATCCGGCGGGATCAGCAAACTTATTTTCAGGGTGAGTTATTTCATCCCAGCTTTTGCCATCAAAAGCCACGTCATATACATTATTAGCAGCATCTAATTTAGCAGTATAAGAGTGTTTCTTAAGGCATGGATCTTTCTTTCCCGCAATATTTTCGTAAATGTCTCTAAAATAAATTTTAACTACATCACCAGCCTCTCTAGATAATATGACATTTTCTAATATTCTACCGATGACATTATCTGGAACTGGACCAGAACCTAAAACTTGTTTGACCCCTTTATCCCTTGCAGTGGCTACTGGAGGCTTCTTCTTTGGCTGAATAGGTGCAGCAGGCTTAACAGAATCAAGCCCAGCTATGAACTCATTAAAGGTCAGACTCTTTCCACCCGCTGTGATTGTTGATGTATCACATTTAATAATTTGACAGAACTCGCCGGGAGTATCTTTAAGATCTTCTAGAAATTCATCTTTTGTTCTTACTTGTTTAGCTCCAGTCATCGCTTCTGTGTTTGGGAAAGTAATATTATCCCCTACGATGAATCCATCGTAGTTTTTCCCAGGTTTAAAAGCCGTCCCTTTGAATGGACCAAGAGAACCTTCAACAACCTTCAACACTTGAAATTTCATTGTAGCTTTTGAGATCTCTTTGAATGCTTTAATAAATTTAGGTGGTACTGTTGCTTCATTTAATTCAGTCTCTTCTTCAAGAGCCCCAACACCGGGCGGTCCACTCATTGGAAGCTTGCTCGGTGGGTCTACTGTATAAGGGCTTCCTGATTTACTTATTTTAACTCGATTACTCGACTTTGGGTATCCAATGTTCTTAGCAGCGTATTTTCTTTTGAAAACTCCCTTACCCTTAACATGCCCCATAAGTTCACGATATTTTCTGTTGTCGTCTTCACGATTCCTCTTCCACCACTCTACGTCTTCATCTAACGAGAGTTCTGCGTCTGCGGCTTGTGCCATGAGGGTTCTTAAAAGGCTTAGCTCTCCACGTCTTCTGAGCAGCTTAAAAGCCAAGTTTTCAATTGAGAACTCTCCACCACTTTCTAAGCCTGCCTGACGCATTTTTTTAATTTTGTTTTTTAAATTTTTAATTTTGTCTAGAGGTGCGTCCCCCTCTATTGTAGCGAGCATATCGATCTCCTTAGAGATCTTATCAGCCTTATCTTTAACTTTATTAAGATTTAATTCTGCGGATAATTTAGTATCACGAACTGGTTTAACAACCCATTCATTATTTTTAACGCTATAGACACCAGTCGAATGGTGGTCTGAACCTGCATCTGTGATATATAATTCCGCTTCATGCCCAAAAAGAGTAACATTGTGCTGGTTATTCCACATAATTGCTTTAGTTGTTAGGTATTCTTTTAGAAACTCAGGATCATCACTAATTTTAGAAAAGTCTAATAACAAGTGGATATCAATATCACTAAATTTGCCATAATTATAATTCGCCAAACTTCCAGTAAACTCAATTTCATCAAAATCATCAACAGAAAGATCTAAACTGGTTGAATCCAAAAAGTTCTTAATTATCGCAATTATCGCAGCACGAACTTCAGGATTGAGCTTCTCATCCTGCCAGAAATCTTTATTGAGGGTTTCTTTGTGACCAAATTGTAGTTCGTCTTTTGCGATGGTTAGTTTCATTATAATCCTTTCCGCAGGGCTTGTTTGATGATGCTATGGGTATCTTTTATCATATTATATTTTCCAATCTCATCGGCTCTAATCCATTTAAATTCTTCGTGTTCATCTAGCACATTCATTATTTTGGGCTCTTGATCCACACGAGACATAAAAAAGAAATAGTTTTTGTCCCCTTCTTGTTTATTTAATAAATAGTTTGTGGAATGCGGTTTAAGTTCAATACCAGTTTCTTCCAAAACTTCACGAATTACATTGTTCAATGGCTTCTCACCAACAAGGGATTTCCCTCCAGGGATACACCACATGCCAGGGTAATTTTCAGGGTTCAAATTATCTGGTCTTCTTAATATTAAAACTCTATCTTTAGGGTCAATTAAGACAGCCATTGAAGATTGATTCGGATTATCATCTATATGTTTGATTTCTTTCACAGAGTTCATAATAACACAACCAAAATAAATAGTTTATTATTTTATAGTTTTAATCATATTTTTTATTTGTTCTAAAGTTGACAACACAACAACATGGTGAAAATTTTTCATCACAGAACTCACTACTCCAAGTACGGCTCCGCTCTGATTTAAAACTGGCGAACCAGAAGAACCCCCAGTTGCAGGCAACGTCACTACAGTTCGATCATGGATGTGTCCTATATAATAACCTTCAAATAATGGTATTAATTTTTCTTCAAAGAACCCTAAAGGTACAGCGATATTAAAAATCTTTTCGCCTCTGTTTGGATTGTTCTTTGCTATTCTAAATGGCATCCCCTTGAACCTTTTGGTCGAAACAAGGCATAGATCGGCTGATTGATCTACAGTTTCTATATGATAAGCATGCCTTTTCATATCGTCTGTCAATCCATAGAATTCTTCAGATACTTTAAATCCCGGCAAATATTTTAATTTACCAAAATCTGTCACACACACATGAGCAGATGTCATAATATAAGATTTATCGTTCCTATGTTTTACTAAAAACGACGATGCCGTCGAATCGAACTCTTTTATTATACAAAAATTGTGATTTTTTGGGCTACATACTCTTATTTTTATACTTTTTTCTATTTTTAAAAATGTCCCACGAAAAAAGACAGGGTTTTCCAACATTGTGGTGGTTGAACTACTAGTTAAGGATAGAAAAATTAGAATAAAAATAATTTTCTTCATAAAATAACTACCTGGGAGGGTTAAGTTTTGAAAAACTTTTTAATACTTATTTCTTTTTGTATGATAATTTTAGCGGCTACAAGTAGTAGTGCTTTCATAAAAAAAGACAATACGGTCAATAGAATGCGTTTCTTTCAGAATTTTGAGCAAGCCTACAAATTTAATTCTAAAACAACAAAAAAAATTAAAACTAACAAACAATTTTTAGAATTATTTGAAAAAGTTTCAAAAAAGTAGTATAATCTACATTATGAAACTTGAAGATGTTCTGAAAATTTTGCAAATTGCGATGTCATGTCGCAACAGAGCAAAAATGTTGTTAATCGAAAATCAATATTTAGATGAATCTATCTTTGATGCACTAATCATTTACACAAATAATGTAATTGCAACGATTGATTTATTATCAGATGTGTTAGATTTTTATTATGACGACTTAAATTCAGCCGAATGCTTAGAAATAATGCAAGAGGTAAAGGATAGAATCGATAATAGTGCTGAAATTGAAGATCATTTATCAAAATATGTCAGTTTGACAGTCCACTAACAATATATTACTTTAAAAGTGACTCTCTACCAGTCATAAGCAGTCTTGGAATGAAAGATTTCTTTAATTTAAGCAATTTTGCAAACTTTGCACGAGTCCTAGACTCCATATAAATCGTGGAAGGCTTTTTTATCGTGCCATCAATGAGTTGATCGCTAAAATCATAGAATTTTGCCCTAGATTTTCCAAAAACTGGCACCGAAATCATTAAAATTGTTAAAAATGCTAATATTTTCTTCATTAGTAATCAAAAATCACTGGAATTTGCTCTTTGCCTCGCATAATTCCAATATTAGCCCCTCTAACGTCTTCAATTTGCTCAAAAGACTTTGTTTTTAACATGTTTCTTAGCTGATTTAAAAGATTTGCTGCAAATACCTTGTCCATAATGATTATATCGTGGTCTTTTATAACATCATCGATGTTACTTTCAGTTTTATTGTTAACATCATCCTTTGCTATGTATTTTAGTTTAGCAATTTCCGTGTCTAAGTCGGTTGTAACCTTCGCCATATCCTTGTCTTTATGTACGAAGCGCATATGTGAGCTAAGTTTTATTAATTCAGGCATTTCAGCGTAATACCAAGTGCGATCAGTAGGTAATTTTAGCTCACCTTCATCATAAATGTGCAAGTCTGCAATATCACCTTTACCACCAAATGCTTTTTCTTGAGATTTTTGGTATCTTTCTCTATCAGTTTTAGCATCTGGATCAATCACATCGTCAGTTCCAAGCGGATCAAACGATCCACTGTAAATTTTAAGAGCGTGATTGTTGTCCAACAACACTACAAAGCCAAATGAACCTGCTCCTAAAAACTTTATAATCTTATTTTTACCTAAAATGTCATTTGCTGCAACCATGTGATCAATAAATCTCTTAACCTTAGCAGGTTCTTCAAACATTTTATTAAACTGCCCATCTTTTGGTAGAGATCCTAGTTGAAAAATATCTCTGACATTCTTTTCATCCAAGTAATATAGAAAAATTTGCTTTGCATTTTCTTTTTGGATCGCCGTATTAAGTTCAATAGGCTCTAATTTTTGTGGGGCATCTTCTTTTTTCTGACCCAATTTAGTTGTTTCAGCATCGTGAAAGGCTTTTTTAGCGCCTGGTTTGGCTGGAACAGTCGCATCGACCTGCTCATTGACAAATTTGCGCCAATTTTCAAGTAATAATTTCATTTTTTTCCTTTATATGCCGAAGAAACTTGATTTTCACCGCGACGTCTATTCGCTGTATCCAAAACTGTATTGCCTGCCTTTGTTCCAGTTAGCCATTTGATTAGACGGTCAAACCAATCACCCTCTTCTTCTTTCAGTTTACCACGCCTTTCCATATCAAGAGCAATAGCAACTGCTTGGTTTTGTGGTTTGCCTTCGTCTCTTAATGTACTGATTTTTTTTGAAACTGCGTCTTTTTTCTTTTTTTCTTCAAGGGAAGCAAGGTTTTCTGCTGGCTGATCACCTTTAGCAACTTGAATTGAGGATAGAATAGCCTGCAACTGCTGTAAATCAAGTGTGTCTAAGTCTATGCCACGCAACTCATTGTTTATATTTTGAATCGCAGTCTGTTTTCTAGCACTTATTTCCTCTGGTGCAACTGCCTCTTTGATGACTACTCTTAATTTCATTATTAATTCCTCAACTAAAAATAAATAGTTAACACTGACTATAAATTATGTTACGATTAATTTATGAGTAATAACTTGAAAAGAAAGATTAAAAGAAAGAAAACATTAAAAGATGAGAAACAAGCTGAGAAAGAACTACAAAATAAAATAAGTAATATCTTCTTACCTGACAATTGTTCTTTATGTAATAAAGATTTTAATAAGAAGAGTCGGGAAATGGCAATGAAATGGATGGTTGTCGCAGAAGGGGAAACAAAAGCTTTAGTATGCCCTACCTGTTGGGATGAAAGAGCAAATTCTTGAACTACTTATTATATGATTCGTATTATTGTGGAAAGAAAAGACCCCAAAGTAGGAACTGGTAAAAAACCAAAAGGGTCTGGCAGGCGTTTATACACAGATGAAAATCCTAAAGACACTGTGTCTGTGAAATTTAAAACTGTCACAGATATTAAAAAAACCTTAGCTAAAAAAAGTTTTAAAGATAAGGCACACAAAAGACAATCTCAGATTATTAATCTGATTCATCAAAGAGTCCGTGCTGCCTACCAAAATGCTAAAAATCCAGATACGAAAAAACGCTTGAAAAAAGCATTTGATTATGCTACAAAGAGAAAAGAAGCTTCAAAAGAAAAAACAAAGCGATTAAATAAGAAAAAATAATGTCAAAAACAACACTTATCCTTGTTGGTTCTTTAATGCTTATCTTGGGTCAGATATTTGCTTGGTTTCTTAACAACTCTCAGTTTGTCTGGGATTGGTGGAAAGATAAACCAGTTATAACTGCTCTGATTTGGTCTTTCCCAGTATCACTTACTTTCTGGTGGGGATCAAAATGGTCCTATGAAGCACTCGGTACTGTCTGGGCATCAAGACTACTAAGTTTTGGACTGTCCTATATCTGTTTCCCACTCTTAACTTGGTTCCTTATGAATGAATCAGCACTTACTCCAAAAAATATTGTAAGCTCGCTATTAGCATTTACGCTTGTTGGTATTCAAATTTTCTGGAAATAGTGTTATAATGGTTATACTAGAGGTATGACTATGCGAAAACTATTATTTATTTTACTAATCCTTGGTGGCTGCTCCAAAGCGCCGACCTATAAGGCAATCACACTTGTTGATGCTGGGCTTGGTACCCCAAATTCAGATGTTATACCCGACCTAAAAGACATTGTTGAAGATACTGTTCCCCTACCAGACACAACGACTCTTGTAGAGGACACCGCGTCTAAACCTGATATAACTCCTGATACAACATCCGATACCGGTATCGATACAACCGATACTGTCCCTGCACCCGATACGGTTAAACCCGACACTACCCCTGTGAAAACCTGCATCGACAATGATGGTGATGGTTATGGGCTCGGCTGTATCAAAGGTGGAGACTGCGACGATAACAACCCAAACTTTGCCTCCATCTGCCCCGACTGCTCAAAACAAAACTGGGAAGGCTGTCCTTGTAAGTCAAATGCAGCAAACTGCTATTCAGGTCAACCACAGTGGATAGGCAAAGGCATTTGCCAAGCTGGCGTGCAAATCTGTAAATCCGGTTATTGGGGAATGTGTACTGGTGAAAAACTACCTGAGCCTGAATTCTGCGATAGTAAAGATAATAACTGTAATGGACTCATCGATGAGGGTGTCCTCTCTTCTTGTGGGACTTGCGATCTTTCTTGTGTCAAACAAAAAATAGGACCGGACTTTGGTGTGCCTTTTGATGTCGGTAACAAAAAGGGTCTTAAAATAAATGCTAATGGTTACATAGAGTTAGATATCGGCAAAACTTCTAGTAATCTTAACCACATCTGGATTGCAAACTCCTCCGAAAGTACTGTCTCAAAACTAGACACTAAAACTGGGAAAGAGGAAGGTCGTTATAAGGTTTGTTCTAACCCTTCTCGCACTTCTGTGGACCTCAATGGTGACTGTTGGGTAGGTTGTCGAGGTGATGGTTCAGTTGCGAAGATAAGAGTAAATAAAAAAGATTGTGTAGATAAGAACGGAAATGGTTCTATTGATACCTCCTCTGGCAAGAGCGTTGTTTCTAATGACGAGTGTATTCAGTTTATTGTAAACCCAGATGGTAAAACTGTGGCTCGTGCTGCTGGTGTAGATAAAGACAACCATGCTTGGATAGGCTTCTGGAATAGTAAACGACTCCGCAGACTTGAACCAAATGCTGGACAGTCAGTAGACCAAATAAACATTGGCTGCAACCCTTACGGGCTTGTTATCGACCAAAAAGGCATTATTTGGATCGCTGGTCGTGGCTGCTCTGCTCTTCTACGAGTTGACCCTAAAACAAAGTCCGTTCAGAATGTAGGAAAGGGTGGTGGTTCACCTTACGGTATTAATGTAGATATGTTTGGTCGCATTTGGGTGGCAGACACAACGACTTCATCTTCTCGCTATGACCCTATAACAAAACAATGGTCTATTGTTAAACACAATCAGAGAAGTCGTGGTATCGCAACCTCTAACGACGGACATGTTTATGTTGCTCTTGATACAACATCCTCAGTTGCAAAAATAAATGTTATTACTCTTACTGTGATGCAGCACATCTCATTAGGCAGCGGTAGATACCCTGTGGGCATTGCAGTCGATTACGATGGTTATGTTTGGGCTGTGAACCAACAAAAAGCAACAGCCACGAAGGTCAACCCAAAAACTAATTCTGTCGTAGGTGAATACCCTGTTGGGTCTGGTCCTTATACCTATTCAGATATGACAGGCTACACTCTGCATAACTACACAGCACCCAAGGGCGACTTCCAGCATACATTCGGCTATGGAGGTTGGAGTGGCACTGTCGCAGAGACTAAATCCACCACCGAGTGGGAACAGATTGATGTTGACTTTATTTTACCAGAAGATTCTTTTATTGATCTCCGCTATAGAGTAGCCGATAGTTTAAAACTAATGGATACTGCACCGTGGTCAAAAAAGGTTGGTCCTTTCCCACCTAACAAGTTTCCTTATAAACTTAAAGGCGTAAAGGGTAGATTTTTGCAAGTCGAAGTTTTTATGCAGTCAAGCAAAAATAAATTATCACCTATTATTAAATCGCTATCAGCAAAGGGTAAGACAATCGTGTTGCAATAATGTAACATTCTATTGGTTTTGGCAGACATACTTATGTCATTATGGAAACACTTATTAATAATCCTTATTTCAAAATCATCGTCGGTTTAGTTATTTTTTATCTTGGCTTGAAGACTTTTGCTGGCGGTGTCAAAAGTCTCGGCAATCCAGAGTATCTACAATCGTTTGTCTCCAACCCCTTGTGGGCTTTCGTTGGTGGCATTGTCTGCACCATTCTCTGGCAATCCAGTTCTCTAAGCACAACCACCATTGTGGCTCTTGTATCCACAGGTGTGCTTCCCATGCCTTCTGCTATTGCAGCGGTGCTTGGAGCCAACATTGGAACAACTGGAACTATCTGGCTTGCTGGTTTCTTTGTGTCAGACGGTATGCCCACAGGTGCCACAAGGCAGATTGCGCTTATTCACACTGGCGTGAACACCTTAATGGCAATTACTCTTCTACCGTTTGTGCAACAGATTGCTAGATTTGTTGGCAAGTTTTAAGTGCCGTGTAGCTTTTTGCAGTATGGTTCTTTCTTGGTTGGACAGCCCATCTTAGTGCAGCCGCCGATCTTACCATCATTACACTGACAGGTGTTGCAACCATCAAACCAAGTTTTACAATCCTTTGGACACTCTCCCGGTCCTAATGGTGGTTTTGTATCCTCTGGCTTGTTGGTGTCTTGCGGAGGTTGATATGTGTCCTTGGGTGGAACATAGGTGTCTTGTGGCGGCGTCCAAGTATCCTGCGGAGGTTGCCAAGTATCTTGTGGAACGTATGTATCCTCTGGTTGCCAAGTGTCCTCTGGAACAAAAGTATCAACCCAAGTATCCTCATCATCGGCGTCAACTAAAACAACATCTTCTTCTATAGCATCAAACTCCCAAGCAGTGTCCCGTTCAATATCTTCTTCTGGTTCAATAACATCTTCTACGACATCCTCTTCAGGCTCGTATGTATCCTCGACAACATCTTCTTCGATGTCTTCTTCAGGCTCAATGATATCCTCGTCGGGTTCAAACACATCTTCGCCTTCACCAACAAAGTAAGCCTCGTCGTAAGGACGATCTACACAACCTGCGAACAGGATAAAAAATAAAATAATAAATTTTCTCATATTAGAATCTCACCATAAGGGTAGCACCATTTCCAGTAGGTGCGAGACTGACCTTCGAATTATCAGAGGATAAACCCCAAAAACCAAACACAGCGCCAGCGATAGCGATACCTGATAAAGACCAGCCAAGAACATTATACATTTCAGCTTTATCTTTATCCTGCTGATACTCATCAAAGCCAATATCTAGATCAGCAGCCTTATCATCAGCATTTTTAGACAACTCATAAGAAGTAATCAAAAGCCAACCGCCAGCAACACCTGCTAAAGCAGCACCAGCTAAAGAGATGGCACCACTAGTCTGTTTCCAAGTAGACTTTTTAAGAACAACTTTCTTTTTTGGCTTGGGCTTCGGTTTTACCACAACTTTAACTGCTTTCTTTTTACCCTCATTTTTTGCTTTAGATAAAGCTCTTTCCATATTCTGGATTTCACGAAGATAAATTGAAGCTTTTTGTTTTACAACGGCTGAAGCTCCTTTTGTTTTAACACAACGATTAAATAAATCTTTTGCTTTCGATAGTTCAATGGCTCTTTGATATGCTCTAGCAGCATTAAACATAAACTCAACACGAGAGTCTAATTTGTATGCTTCCATAAATAATTCAGCAGCTTTTTCAAATCTGCCTTGGGCATAGTAATGTTTGGCAAGTCCAATCGCTTGCATAGCAACTTTACTTGGTTCAGCTTGAAGTAATTGTCCCTGCGATCCTAATACAATCGCTGGTGTGGTCGCCAAAAAAACAAAAATAAGTAAAATTGATGTGATTTTTGTAATAATTCTCATACAAATAACTAGTTTATATATGAACTACAAAACTAATTACTTTGTTCGTTTTATAGGAGGATACATGAATGGACGCTGGATCATTAAATGGATTAGTTGAATACGGCATACTTGGTATGTGGACACTATCTTTACTTATCAGCAATCATACAATGAAAGGAAACTTTCAATCTCGTTATGATGATTTAAATAAAAATGTTGTTGAGGTAGTAAAGAAAAATAAAGAACTAGCCGAAGAAAACCAAGAAAAACTTGAAAAAGCACTCGATAAAATTGACGAAGGCTTACAAACTATGAAACAAAAATACATGGAAGATAAACTTCGCGCTGAATTAGCCTTTAAAGACACAAGAGTCTAAGGTTCACCGAACGTATTTAATTATTTTAATACCATTCCTCTTTATGGAACCTTAAATTAATCTAAACTTTCAGATGCAAAAATCAATCTACGAAGACTAGCCATTAAACTGTCAAAACCACCAGCCTCTTCTGAAACTAACTTATAAAGTTCAGGTCTTAACTCTCTAATTCTTTCAACTTGAAATCCAGCAGTCATAAAATCAGCAGCAAGTTTAGCCATTTCGTCACCTGCATACTTTTTCTTAAACCTATCAGGACCTAAAACTTTTAAATCTCTTTCTGCCTCTCTTAATCTTTTTAATGAGATATTAAAACGAGCACTGGGATCGATAAACTGTTGATAAAAAACAGGTCCGAACATTTGAGCGGCTTCAAAAATAATAAAAACCAATGAAAATATAGTTGATAAAGTTCCTGCTGCGGCATTATAACTGCCTTGAGCTAATTTTCTAGCAAATCCAGCTTTTTTTAACAAAATAAGAACGGGCTTGGTTTTAAAAATGTACTTTAAACTTTGTATTTGTTTATAAATTAATATTTCAATTTTATTAAGAATTGTTGGGTCTATTAGCTTCAAAACTTTCAGCAATACTGAGGGACTCGCAGCGATTCCACTTTCTTTAAGCTCATCAGATAAAAAAAGTGCCAACTCTTTTAAAGGGTCATCTTTCTCTTCTTTTACCAAATAATTTCGCCATTCTGTTAGGATTTCTTTCATGATATAAATAGCTATTCACCAATCAAAATTTCAAGAATCTGTTTTTCATGATCTCTTAATTCTTGCTTTTGGATACGCTCAAACTCCTTTTTAAGATCTTTAAGCACATCTTTCTTAAAAGGATCCATCCAGTAATAAGCTGAAGAAGTAAATTGCTTAGAATACCATTCATAGTTAGGCTTTTTCTCTAACAACCACCAATTAACAGCCATAGTCACAGCATATCCGCGCATCTCAAGTTCAGAGCGGGTTGGTGAAGGCACAGGCAGCAGGCAAATCAAAAATAAGAACCATAAAGGGTTCCAAAATCCGAGTATGGCGAGGAACGAAAAAATTTGGGGTGAGAGATATAGCAATTTAAATAATAATTTCAAAGACTTATTGTCTTTCATGTGAACCCATTCATGACAAAAGACTGATAAAGCTCTATAAGCATCTTCTTTAACCCACTCTTTTGTAGGAACATAAACAGTATTCCCAATAACAGTGATATAACGAGACATAAAATTTTTATTAAAAAACAATAACTTAGATAGCAAACGCATAAGCTTTGATTCACGTTTATCAACGATCTTAAAGTCTGGGAATTCATATTCTATAGCAGATAATATATTAGCTAGGTGTTGTTCGTATTCTGACATTTGTAGTTTTTCCTTAAAATTCAACAATATCTCTGGTTTTTGGGACTTTATTCACAAAAACAACTCTTCGTCCAGTGTCGCCCTTGCTTGGAGAACGCCCTAAAATAATTGGATAACCGTGACGGTCTTTTTCACCAGGGGCAAAAGGCTGGTCATTACGACGCTTGCGAATCCTGAAATAAATATCGTGGTTATCAGCATATTCATAAGCTTCAATTAAATCACCATTCAATTTTAATAGGTTATCTTCAAATGTGTGTTCAACATCCATTGGTCCAACATACATATAATCAATTGGTCCACCAATTTCTAATGTACCAACGACAGCGAGCTTTTTATCGGAATCGTTTAATTTACCATATAAATCAGGAATTAAATCCCCTTCTTTATAACCATTATCCAAATACCATTTTTCAGCAGCTTCTAAGAAGTTTGGAATGATATCTGGGATCAGAGCCTTAGCACCAAGAAGTCCACCGCCAGCAATAGAGGGGGCTGAGGTTCCCTTACATGAAACTTTGATCTCACCACCATTTGTAACAAAGACGACATCTGTATACATTTCACACCCAAATTTATTGCAGCCTTCAACTTTATAAGATGATTGCACATTTTCAATTGTTGTTGGACCGGCTTGAACAGAGATCGGATTATCAATTGATGCATACTCATTAATAGCAGCTAATAATCCACGTTCTTGTCTTTCTGAGACAGCAGCTTTTCTTGAAGCATCAGCAGGTGGCTGTTTGCTCAGGTTTTTGACTTCCTCATTTATGATTTGTTTTAATTTGTCTATGGTAATTCGCATATAATAAGTAGTAAAACAAAATCTCAAAAAAATACCCCCGCAGTTTTTGCTACGGGGGTAAAATAGAGTTTAAAAACTTATTTTTTCTTTATGGGGCACTTGTAAGCCCCTTTGCCAACTGCCATAATCATATCTATACTTTCCTCAATTACAATCTTTACAGCGGCACTAACTTTATCAGGTACAATGCCTTGAATAGTTGGCGCAACACAGGAACCTCTTTCTGCGCTTTTGATACCAGCAACAGTCCCCATTAATAAACCAAGAAACTCATCAGCAATGCCTTTTGCATCAACTTCCGGCTGAGGATTACAGTAAAGTTCCTTAACAAACTCCCCAATCATTCTCAACTTACCGGAAGCCAGTGCGCTGTCACCCGACATCATGGCTCTAACATATTCATTAACCATTTTTTGGTAACCACTGTTTGGGTTGTCAAGGTAATTTGAACGATCTTTGCAGCTTACAAGTTGATCACCAGCCATCTTAGTAAGCTCTGCATCAGATGCTCGCGCAACTTTATCTGCAATTGAGCGAATTCGATCACCGCGCTCACCCTCGTTAATAAACTGTTTCCATTCCTTTAATAACTCTTTCATTTATATGCTCCTAATTGCGATATAGTAAATAGTGTTAAAATCTGAGAAAATGGGGGCGCGGTTTTTTTTGAATGAGCGCGAAGCGCGATTAAGAAAATTTTTAGGTTTGGTATAATAGAACCATGAGTAATTACGACGCACGGGCAGAGCGCAGAAAGAATAGACGCAAATTGTATAACCGTTTAAACAAGAACGAGATTAAATCTAAACAACTAACCCGCAAATATGGCATAACTACCGATGATTATGATAGAATGTTGGAGAGCCAAAATAATAAATGTAAGATATGCGGGACAAATGAACCACGAGGTATAGGTGGATGGAAAGTAGATCATTGCCATTCAACCGGAAAAGTGCGAGGTTTATTATGCAATAATTGTAATGTAGGGTTAGGTTATTTCAAAGATAACATTGAATTCTTAGAAGCAGCAATCCAATATTTGATTGACTCCTCAGAGGAATAAGTAGAATGAATCTATCGCTTTAAGCCAACAGTATACAATTCAGGATCAACCCTTTTACCCTCATCAAATACAGCATAATGCAAGTGATCACGGGAAGTTACAACCGATGTATTTCCGCTTTTGCCAATGATCTGCCCGGTTTGAACAAAAGCGCCTTTTGAAACAACAATTTCATTAAGGTGCATATACTTTGTTATAATGGTTCCACCAAAGAACTTATTATGTTGAATATTCAAATAAGCGCCTGCTTTATAATTGGCATTTCCAGGCGCATTGCGGAATATATTGTTTTTGGGATCACCGCCTCTAAGTAAAATACCGCGAAGATATTCCCACCCATCAACATCAAGGGTTATGTTTTTAAGATTAACTTTGCTTCGGAACCAATCAGCAAATTCGCCTTCCTGTCCTAACCAGTATTTTGCAATACGCTTGGCGCTTTTCATCCAAGTTGAGGTGTGGGTAACACTAACAACTTTCCCTGCACCAGCAGCATAAACTGGAAGACCTTCTTTGCCAACAATATCTAAAGCACCATGACCTTTTTTGCCCCTGCTCTGAGCAAACCTTGCAGTTTTGGAAGGCACACCTTCAGGCATCGGATTTTTGAGAAAAACTGGGACGCCAATAATAACACCTTTCGTTTTAGGACGGTCTTTTAATTCAACTTCTTTTGGATAAGGTTGACCCATAAAGAAAGGCAATAACCGACCGAAATTTATGCGAGACTTAAGGTTACTCAGCAATCTTTCTTTAACTTCAGGTAAGTCAAATACACCCCTACCCGCTTCAATTTTGAATTCGCCCTTAAGGTCAGTAAGCAACTCATCAAATGTCAAATAATCTTTAGTAAGTTCATAAGGTTGCGCAATAAGATGTAATGTCTCAGCTTTGCTTTCAGTAAGGTAATCACGCCAGTTCTCTATTATAAGTTTCATTCAGAATCCCCTAAGCTTAGATATAATAAGTAGACCTTATACTTGCCTAAGTCTTACCTAAGTTCCCCTAATAAAATCCAAATCTCCAAAAAATACCGGCGTGTTGTTTGTGTACCTAAGCGCCATTGTAACACACTAATATCATTAAGTTAAGTATATTCCGACAAATCCCTATAGGATACGGGGGGGTAGGGGTACCCCTTAGCAAACTTAACAACCTGCGTAAGTTAGCGAAATCATTTTTTTATCTCACTCTAGAGAAAACTTAATGAAAACGCTATTATACGCATTGTAGTTAGGTTGCTAAAGGATCCCTAAATCATCAATGATAACGCATAGATAAGCACACCTAGTCCTAAGATGAACCCTAACGCATTGAAAATAAAGGTAAAGCACCCGATTGCTAGGGTACTAACAAATGCAAAGCCATTGAAAGCACCATCTATCAGCGCCATGATAGCCATAAATAACCCAATAAAAACAATAGCTTCTAACATATTCTGTACTCCTAGTAGGGATAAACTCTAACCTAACCCTATATAATCTATAAGGATTGTAGATGTCCTATATATCCCTATGATTACACCTACTTACCAACAACCTAGCCAAAGCCCTAACCTATTGATTTAACAGGCTTTTAATAACTTACCCTATGCTCACCCTAACTTACCGACTTTATTGCGTTATAGGGGAATATAGAGCTAAGTGTATATAATCATTTCATTTATTTATTATAGTGTTTAAGCCTTTGTAAATATTGACATAATGGGTAGGTTTATAACGTAGTGGAATCTCTCTACTTTCTACCTTACCTAGTCTAACCCCTGAGAATCTCATAACTATTTCTTGCGCCGTTCCTTCCTGGGAAACCTTAATGATTCCGGTACGTTTAATCATATTCTTTTTAACCCTCGGATATCTTTACTCTTTACTCTACTCATCTCTAACCTCTTGAAATGATTCGGGTTACATGCCTTTCACCGAATACAACTTCTTCACCCGGTGCAACCCCTTGAGATTTAAGGGTAAACTCTTGTTGCCCATTAAACTCAAATATTTCGAGGACTTCGCCCTTATCTATTAGCCCGCCGTTCCATACGGAAACCTCAACGATATCGCCTACTTGCACTTC